CCGGCGGGTATTTCGCGCCGGGGTCGGTTCTGATTTTCAAATCGTTGGTGTTGACGATCCCGAAGCGGTCGCTCTTGACCGGCGCTGGCGGCGGCTCGTCGTCCTCATGCGATCCGTCCGAAAGGTCGTCCATCTTGGATCGGATGGCGGCGACCATTGCGTCCTTGCCGACCTTCTTGCCGGGGCATGTCTTGTTCGTGGCCGGGTCGTCCCGGTGGAAGTGCAGGCCGCGGAGCCCGCGCGAGAACGGCTCGAGGTCGAGCCCGGCCGCGATGTGCAGGCAGGCCAGTCCCTCGGCGTAGCGGTCCTTGAGCGCGTCGGTGAAGGGCTCGGAGTCGAAGTTGCCGCAACACTCGACCCCCCATGACGTCGCGTTGAACGATTTCGCGTGCACGCCGCGCGCCGTCGGCGGCGACAGGACGCAGTAGTTGTTGGGCGTGAAGAAGAAATGTGGTCCAGACTTCCACGGCCCGTCGGCCGGGCCGCCCTGCGCCTTCGACTTCCCGTAATAGCCGGCGAGGTTCTTCATCCATTGCTCGTCTGTCACCGCCGGATTCCGCTTCTGCCAAGCCTGCCATGTCTTGAGGTCCGGCCCGCCCGTGTGGTGCATCGTCACGAACTTAGGCCGCCACGCCCCGAACTTGAGATCGTCCAGGTAGTCGAGGAAGCCTTTGGCCGTGGGGAAGCACCAGCCAACGAACGGAATCGCCATAATCGCTCCTATGGGGTTGGATATCTGACGATCACGACACCGGATCCGCCGTTGCCGCCGGCAAAGCTCCCTGCCCCGCCGTTGCGGGTTGCCCCGCCGCCGCCTCCGCCGAGACCATTGGTGCCCGCCACGCCAGCGCCGCCCCCGGCACCGCCCGCCGTACCGCCACCGCCACCGGTGCCGCCGCTGATATTGGAGTTGGTGACGCCTTCGTTGCCGCCGGCCCCGCCGCCCGCATAGGTCACCGCGGACCCCGTGATTGAGTTGGAGCAGCCATTGCCGCCCCCGCCGCCGCCGGCGCCGCTGCCAGTCACGCCGTTGCCGCCGCAGCCACCGCCGCCGCCCGCCGCGCGCGGAGCCCCGCCGCCGCCGGTGACGCCGGGACCGCCAGAGTTGCCCGTCCCGAGCCCGTTCACCGCGCCGCCCGTCGAGGCCGCCTGCCCGCCGCCACCGCCGCCACTGCCGCCCGTGAGACCGTTGAGCAGCACGGCACCGCCGCAGCCCCCGCCGCCGGCCGTGTGGCTGTTGTAGGTCGAGTTTCCGCCAGAGGTGCAGTTGGCGCCCGCCGAGTCGCCGCCCGTACCACCGGCGCCCACAACCACGGCAAACGTGCCTGCGGCGAGTGTTTCGCCGCCGGCTATGACGCCGCCCGCACCGCCCCCGCCCGAATCCGTCCCGCCGCCACCTCCCCCACCGCCCGCGACAAGGAGGTAGGTGACCGACCCCGATCCCACGCAGACCAGGTTGGAACTGGACGTGAACGTGTGGACCGTGAAATTGCCGGTCGTGCTGACGCTGCCGCCGGTGCACGACAGCACCGATCCCTGCACCGGCATGTAGGTGCCGGGCATGTTCGCGCGCGCGCCCAGCGGCAGCGCCAGAAGCGCTACGAGGCCTCCCAGCAGCGCCCGGCGCAGGCTCATGGGTTGCGGACGTCCTTGGCCAGCGCGGCAAGACAGAAGGTCGCGCTGCTGCAGGAATAGGTCAGCACGTCAACCGCCGTTGCCGATCCGGTCGTGAGCGTCGGCAGCACGCCGCCGGCATATTTGAGGATGGTGTTCCCGCCGGCGGGCCATGTGAAGGAACCCGCCCCGGACTGGATGAACCTGATCTGCCCGGCCTTGCCCGCCCTAACATTGGTGAGCGTCAGCGTCGTGATGTTGGCGGTAAGGGTGACCGCGCCGTTGATGAGGGTGTCGAAATCAACCGTCGTCGTGGCCCCGTAGGTAATCGTCACCTCGCTCGGGTAGATCACGCTCGCCGGAACCACGGTGTTCGCCGCGGCCGAGTAATAGTTCGAGGCGGTCGCGATCGCCGCGGTGGCGAGGTCCGAATACTTCACCAGCCCGGTTGCGGTGAGCGCCGTGGTGATGGTGGGGCTCGTGATGGTCGGGGATGCAAGGACCGAGGTCGAGATCGTGGCCCCCGTGATGGTCGGGGACGTCAGGGTCTTGTTGGTCAGGGTCTGGGTGTCGTTGATGCCGACGATGGCGCTGGCCGGGGGTGCAAGGCCGCAGTCCGACAGCAGCCCGGTCGTGCCGCTGAAGCACGCAAGGTTCCCGGAAACCACCGGCGCGGTCGGCATGATCGAGATGGCGAGGTCGTTCGTCACCGTGCGCAGTGCCGTCGGCGTGATCGCCCCCACGGTATTGTCGGGGAACAGCGTGATAATCTCCGCGCTGATCTCCGCCTTGGTTTTCTGGGCGTGCGCGGCCGTGGCCCCCAGCAAGCAAACTAGGGCCGCAACAAGAAGTTTTCTCATCATGGCACCAACTTGATTGCGCGGTTGACGGTGCGGGACGGCTGGATGACGCTGAAGGGGATGCTGGTGCCGCCCTGCGGCGTTCCACCGAAGGTCGGGTTGGTGAACTGCGAGGCTGTGCCGCCGCCGGCGCTGATGGAGGTGCCTTGCACGGCGTTGGCGCCCGGAGTGAACGACGCCGAACTGAACGTGTAGGAAGCCGCGCCGGCCGTGTTCGTGCCCGCCGGCGTATAGGGCGGCAGGTTGGCCGTGACCAAGGTGCCGCTCATGACGGCGGTGCCGACGCCGAGAACCTGGGCGTCAGCGAACGGGCTGAACCGCGCCCCGGCACCGATGGCCGAGCCAGAGGCCGGAGAACTCAGGGTAAGGGTGGTCCCGCTGATGGCGGTGATGGTGGTGCCGCTCACCACGTTTGCACTGGTGACGACCATCCCGAGCTGGAGGCCCGTGGCGGAGGCCACCGTTGCCGACGTGGAGGTCGCCGTGGTGGTCAGCGTCGTGGTGACCTGAACCCGGTTCGCCGCCGTGCCGCCGAGATTGTCCCGGGCAACCAGAACCATGCCGCGGTAGTCCGGCAGGTTGAACGTGGTCGACCCGTCGCCCGCGCTATAGGCAAAGAACGTCATGGTCCCCGAGCGCGAGACCGTGGCGTTGGAACTCATGTCGCAGGTGGTCGACGTGCAACTCAGGATCGTGGTGCCGGGGTTGATGCCGACGCTCTCCACCGGCATGCCGCGGCCGAACTGCGTCGTATCGGTCAAACCCGTGATGGTTGGGGACCCGCTCGAGATCGTCCCGGCCTGTCCGGCCGTCAGGACCGCGAACAGGGAGGAGTACGTCGTGCGGCTAATCTCCTGCCCATAGGCGAAGGCGTAGTTGGTCGGCGCCGTGAAGCCGCTCACCTCGATTGTCGTGCCCACCGGGACGCCCGAAGTGTTCGGCCATGTCACCGGGGACAGGATGTGGAACGTGCCTGCCGTGGCGTCGTAGATGACGGAAACGGCATTCGTGGCGACCAGTTCGCCGCCGGTCAGCGCCCCGGGCCCGGTTGCCGAGTCCCGCACGATCGGCACCGCCCCAAACCCGGAAGGATTGAGCGTCGCCGCCGCCGTGTTCGTGTTGGTCGAGATGTAGTTGATGACCTGACCATCGGTCCCGGAGAACGCAGGCGCATTGACCGTGATGGCGTTCGGCGTCCCGGCCGAGGGGCCAGCAAAGATCGTGGCCGAGGAGTCCGTCGAGGCGGTAAGCTGGTCCCAAATCTGGGTTCCCGCCGGCGAGCACGGCGTAATGGTCCCGTTCGACGCCCTGACGATCTGCCGATAGGTGCCGGTCCCGTAAATGATCGCCCGGCCCGCCGCGTCCAGTTGGACCGGGTTGGTGTTGGCGATGGTCTGGCCGGCATCCTGGTAGGTGGCCTTGGGGCTCATCGTGCCGGGGATCAGGAAATAGACGCAGGCAGCGGACAACGGGAGCCCGTTGGAGTCCGCAAAATACTGCATTCCATTTGGGAGCAAAGTAGCTGATTTTGCAGGGTTATTCGTGCTTGTAAAAATCGTAGCAACCAGTAACCATGATAGTCCCCCCACACAAGCGGAGCGAGCGATGTCAACGGCACGGCGGCCAATCCAACCAGGCGAGGTTTTTGAACGATTGACAGTCATTGGGCAGGCCGATCCAAAGCTGAGGAAAAAGAACGGGCACAAGATTTATTGCGTCTCATGCCGCTGCTCCTGCGGCGGAGAAACCGTTGTTGAGGAAAACAAACTCCGGTGCGGCAACACCAAATCGTGCGGCTGCTTGGCCCGAGAACAGGGCAGCCAGTGGAAAGGCACGCACGGGCACCGAAGCCGCACCCAGTATTCGCGGACCTACAATTGCTGGAGCGGGATGAAGCAGCGCTGCTACAACCCAAAGACCAAGGAATTTCGCCTCTACGGGGCGCGCGGGATTACCGTTTGCGAGCGATGGATGGCGTCGTTCGAGAATTTCCTCGCCGACATGGGCGAAGTTCCCGCAGGTCTGTCGCTGGATAGAATCCGAAGTGAAGGGAACTACGAACCCGGAAATTGTCGTTGGGCGGACTGGGACACCCAAGAGAGAAACCGGGGCAGTTTTAACCGCCGCGTGGTCATCAAGGGCATCAATCTGACCGTTGCCGAGGCGAGCCGGGAACTCGGAATATCCGGGAGTTGCATCGGGAACCGAGCCAAAAGACTGGGGGTTTCGTATCAAGAGGCGACCAACTTCTATGCCGTCAATGGCCCGGGCGCCCCTTGGAGGAACAAACGAGCCGCCCGAGAGCAGGGTTCCGCCCTGAACCGAACCGGCGTATGATCCGACCAAAGCAAGGCCGAGGAACGCCGCGCGAACGCGGCTCCTGAATGAGAGCATCGAATTTTCCTGAATGGCGCGCGAACCGTTACTTACGAAGCACGGCCGGCTGGTGGTTCTGACTTACGTGGTCGGGTTCGGCATCCTTGCGTGGATGGCGTCGACTGGTTTCCTGCAAACAACGGCCGGCGCATTCACCGCGATATTCGTTGGCGGCGTCATGGGCGGCTTGATACGTGTCATTTACGAGCGTCTGGCCCTTCAAGAAGTCTGTTCCGCACAGCAGGCGCAATGGTCTGAAGAGCAAGCGAAGTCGCGCGCCCAGCCCGATCAAACTGAGCATTACGGCTCGCTTGACGAGCACCTTCATTCCGAATCTCAGTCACTAGATGATCGAATCCGGGCGCATCTGTCCGCATCCTCATCAGATCGGCCAATTGCTGATGAGACGCGCCGTGACGTGCCGCGGCTGCCCCCTCCATCATAGCCTGCGGCGTCATCCAGTCCGGAATCAGCGTGGACGGGCGGGTGAGGTCGATATTGCGGAGATAGCCGGGTTCCGAGCGCTGCGGCAGCAACCCGTCGCGCCGCGCCTGCTTTGAGGATGTCGGGCTGCCCCCTACGATCTCGTTGGTGTTCTTGGAGACGTTCAGTTCTGCCTCCAGATCCTTGATAAGCCGGCCTGCCCGCTTGTCGCCGAACAGCAAATCCATCTTTTCGCGGCCTGCGCGGGTCAGCAGCAGGTTGCGGGCGGTCGTGTCGCCCCTCAGGCTGTTGTCTATCACCTGCTGGATGGCGTCTCTGGCCCCCTGCTGGCGCGCGGCGCGCTCGGGATAGCTTAGGTTGGCCAGTTCCTGGGCCAAATCATCGGCCCTTGTGGCCCTGCTGAAGGTCTTCTGACCCTCCTCGATCTGGTGCTTGATCTCGGCGTGCTCGGCGAAGGTCTGCCTGGCCTTTTGCCAGACCTTGCCGGCCGGGGTTTTGCCGATTTCGGACAGCATGTCGGACTTCAGCTTGACCAATTCGCGGGAAAGCTCCTTGTCGCCGCCGTCAAGAGCCGAACTGATGCGCCGATCGAGGCCGCGCTTGACGTAATCCCATGCCTCGGCGGTCGGGAACGCCTTGTTGGGACCTCCCGTGAAGAAATTCTGCTCCATCTGCCGGCCGCTGATGCCGGAAAGCTCGTCGGCCAGCTTGAATGCACCCGCTTTCTCCAAACGGGGCAGCAAATCCTTGATTTCCTTGGTCGGTGCCACCCGCATGGTGCGGAATTGGGTGTAAAGCGGCCCCGCCTCCGCACTTTGGGAGTTTTCGACCGTCTTCACGAGGTCGGCAATCTTAACCTGCGGCACAGCGTTCTTGTTGAGCGAGTCCATCAGCCGATCCGCCTGCCCGGCGCCCCGCTGCCGGAGCGTTTCGCGGATTTGGCCCTTGTGGGGGCCCGGAATATCGGCCAGCCCGCCCGCGATGTCGCGCGTGCCCTGGTTGATATCCATCAACATGCCGGATTTGCCGTGTGCTTCCTTGGCCGCCGCGATAGATGCCTCGGTTTCGCCCTCGATGGCGTCCGTCAGTCTGTTGCGGGTGATGGTGTTGGTGCCCTTTAGGGGACCGCTGGTGCGCGGCAGCATATTGAACAGCCTGTTGGCGCCAGAGGAAATAGCCTCGCCCAGCATCGGCCCTGCGGCTCCTCCGGCCGCTGCAAGCGGAACGGGGCCGGTGAAGCCTTGGTCTCGGGGATCGTTGCCCTTGAGGAGTTGGTTGGCCGTCTCGATTCCGGCCATCCCGCCGGCACCTTGCAGCACCTTCGTCCCGAGGCTGGAACCGACCATGCCGAGCGCGCGGGAGCCCCATTTCGTCGCGCCCATCGGCCCGAAAAGCATGGCGGAGCCGAGGACATCGGCGCCAAACGCCCTCACGGGGTTTTCTTCTCCGTAAAGGCGGTTCTTTTCCTCCTGCAAGGCGACGTTTTCGCCGTAGCGTTGGCCGAACGACTTGCCCGCGGCCTCTTCGCTGACGAGCGGTTCAACTGCGGCGCCGGTCGCCGCCGTGGCCTTGTCAAAGATAGGCCCAAGGATCGGCACGCTGCTCGCCATCCGGTTCTGGAACCCGGAACCGAGGTCAACACGGGGCTCGGCTTTGGGGGCGGCCTTGGGTGCCGCTTTCGCCGCAACCACCTCGGCCGGCCGGTCAAACCGCGTGAAGATATCGTCGTTGGGGACGACGACAACCTCCTCCTTCGGCTTGCTGGCCCCGCGCGAGTAGCGGGCGAAGATGTCGTCACTCACGATGGACATCCCCTAGCAGCTTCCACTTCTCGGCAATCCTCATGCCCTCGGCGACCTTGGCGCGCTCCGATGCCGGCAACTTTTTCACCTTGTCCTGCGCCTTCCGGTCCATGATGTCGTAGACGAAGGCCCTCGGATCCTGCTCGGTGCCCCACTTCAGCATGAAGCGGCTGAGGTCGCCGGGCTGCGCCCTGCCGGCCTGCACCATCTCGTTGAACTCGAGCGCGCCGGCCTGCTGCATGCGTTCGACGCCGAGCGCGACCTTGGACAGGTCGGTAGCCGACAGCTTGTCCATATTGACGTTCGGATTGGACGTGACCGCCGTGGCGAGTCCTTCGTTGGTCTTCGGCCCCATCGTGGCGGCGGCCTGCGCCGTGTACTGGTTGAAATACTTCTTGAGTTCGTTGTAGTCGCGGATTTTCTCGGGATCGATGCCGCCGATGATCTTGCCGGCCCCCAGCGTCTGGGCGGTCGACTTGATATCGTTCCAGCGCTCCGAGGTCGGGCCGATATCGGTTTCCTTCATCTTCTCCAGGATCGGGATGGCCGACCGCAGGGGGTTGATGCGCTGGGCGAACTTGCCGGCCGCGGCCATCATGTCGGTATAGCCTTGGGTCGCTCCCGCGCGCGCGGCAACCACGTCAGGCGGCAGCGAACTCATCGGCCTTGCCGCTTCATGCGCTCCGGCAACGCGCTGGGCGGGCGTGGCGCCCTCGTAGAGCCCACTTGCTACGGCCTCGCGGTCTCCGACCACTCTCGGCGTAGACGGCACCATGGCCCGCGACGGGGCCTCTGGCGTGGCAGGCATGGCGCCCGGTGCGGATGGGAAGCCCGGGGGCGGCCCACCAGCGCCACGGGGCTGCTGGAGGCCGGGAGGCCCTGATGGGCCGACATAGCCGCCCGCGCCATAATTCGGCTTGTTGGGGTCTCCCTGCACGGCGGGTGTCGTCGGCGGGAGCTGGTTCGCGACGTAGCCGCGGTTGACGGAGGGGAGATTGGGATAGCCCGGCTGCTGGATGAGATTGGTGCCGGCGGCGTCCGAGACGCCTTGCACGCCGCCAAAGAACGATTGTGCCCGCTGCTCCGCGCCCTGTGTCTGCGAATAGAGGTTCTGGAGCCACTGTTTCTGCTGCGTCGGGTCGAGAGGCATCGATTTCAGCGCTTCGGTGACGTGCTGCGCCGTGTAAACGCTGTCCTTTACGAGCCGGGTCGTGGCGTCGATGATCTTCTTGGAAATGTCGCCCTTGCCGGCTTCGGGATCGCCGAGCAGGCCCGCGATGGTGGAGTTGACCGCGCCGATGTTCTTCATGGCCAATTCAAACTTGGCCGCGTCGATGCCGATATTCTGCCGCTTGACCTCGTTGGCCTTGGCCATGGTGTCGAGCAGGTTGTTGGTCTGCTCGTTCGGATTGGCGTTGCTCTGGATGGCGTAGCTTGAAACGTCGGCCATCAGTACAGGCTCCCAATGCGGGTCGGGTTGTTGGTGCCGCCGTACATGCCGCCGCCGCCAACCGGACTCAGCAGCCTGTTGGCGTTGAACGGAGCCGCGACGCCTTGGATGATGTTGCCCACCTGCGCGCCGGTCTTGTTGGCTGCGGCGGCCGCGGCGTCGCCCGCGCCGATCTCATACGAGCCTAGGCTGTTGCCGACCGATGTAGCGTTGCCCAGAGCCGCGTTGCCCGCGCTGGTCGCATTGCCCGCCAGCGCCTTGGACGCATCGGTGCCCACCGTAGCGGTCTGCAGCAGCCGGTTGAAAGCGTTCGTCTTGTTGGTGTTCGCGTTGTTGAACTGGTTTTGGTACGTGTTGTCGGCCAGCCCGGTCGCGAATTGCGCTGCCGCCTTGGCCTGCGCCCCGCTGAGACCCTTGCTGATCGCCGACAGGTCGACGCCGCGGATGCCCTGCTTGAGGTTGAACTGATAGCCGGGGGTTTTCTCCAGCGCCGCCTGATCCATCACGATCGGCGCGGTGAGTTCCGGCAGTTGCTCGACCAGATCGGCATAGACGCCAGCGCCGGCCTCGGAAATGGGCCGCAGCGAGTCCGCGCCGATGTCGAAATAGTCCTTCTGCGTTTGCAGGCCTTTTTCCTGTTGCGCAAGCGTGGCTGCAGCCGCCTTGGCTGCCGCTTCCTTCTGCGCCTTCGCCGCGCTCTGCCCACCAAAGATGTTGGCAATGCCGGAGCCGACGCTGGCGGCACCCATGACTCCCGTCACCGGATCAGGCATCGAACGTCTCCAGGCTCTCGCCGTACAGGCGGTAAATCTCGGGGCCGACCTCGGCCGCCCAGTCGAGCCCGCCGCAGAGCACCGCGCAGGCGTGGAACAGTTGATAGAGCGAGGCCCGCAGCATGAAGGACTTCTCACGGTCGCCGCGCGCCGGGGCCTCTTCCATCCGCGTCGCCGCATCCCATTGCGCCCAGATCATCACAATGACCGGCTGCAGGAAGGGGAAGTTGGCGCGGTAGAACTCGTTTGCCGGTATCTCCAGCATCATCTTCCGGAACGCCATGTCCGCGACGTCGGCCGCAACAGGCTGGTCCGCGTCCACCAGATCATCCCAGACATGAGCCACCGTAACAAAATCAGCGCACATCCGAGCAGCAGCAGCATTCCCCTTGAAAAAACGATCAAACGCAGCCGTAAAGGCAACCTCGTCGGCCTCCGTCATGCGCGCGCGCTCGGGATGAACATCATGTCTGGCAGCACCGAATAGGTGACGGTGACCATATCGTTGGCCGCCACGGGGATGAATATGTCGGACGGGACCGCCAGCGAGATTCCGGAGCGCTCCAGCGCGCGCGCCGAGACCGTGCCGCCTGCAACGAACACATGGCCGATGGTGCGCGCCGTGTAGGTGAAGGGCGACGCGCCGACCGAGATGGCCTCAAAGGGCCGCTCCGCCGATAGCTGCGCGAGGCGGACGAAGAACTGATACCAGGTATCGTTGGGCAGCCCGGCGTCCCCGCTCACCAGCTTGAGCAGCCGGCTTGGCAGGCCGAATGTCGGGTTGCTGCGGAAGTCGACCATCAGGTTTCCGCCTGCTCAGGCTCGGGCCAGAGGAAGCCCCCCTGCACGGCCGTATGACACGGCACAGCCCATTCCAGCTCAAACACCCCGTCGCGCGCCACGCCCCACGAGTCCCATTTCAGTATCTTGCCGTATTGCCCCGTGGTGCCCAGCGAGCGCGGGCGCTTGTTGCCGAACGACTTCCCCCGCGTGTTGGAGAACCGGCAGGTGACGATGGGCGTGCCCTGATCGAGATAGGGGCCGAACGCCGAACTGAACCCCGAGGAGAACGGGTTGGTCTGCACCGAGCCGTCGTCGTCCATCAGCATGTTCGGCACTTCGCCGACGTCCATGTCGGCCATGAAGCCGGGATATGATAGCTCGTTGCCGTTCGCCCCGAGGTGAGGAAAGCCCCGGATGCAGACGATGGGCATCGTGTCGTCCGTGAACACCTCGGGGTCGTAGGAGTACAGGTTCCCCGTCTTCCAATCGATCATGACGTTGAGGTTGTAGGCATAGGCCGACAGGAAGCCATTCATCCGGTGGTGGTTGCCGTTGATGTCGATGGACGAATACTCGTTCCACTCGTTCCCGGTGCCCATCAGGCTCAGGTCATAGACCCACGTCTTGTCCGCGGACGGGAAGTCGATCTGGTAGAACGTGTGCCCCATGAACTGGTAGCAATAGCCAACCGCATCGGACCAGCGGGTGTACTTCCGTATCTCGTTGTCCATCGCGAACGTGGAAATCTTCTCGACCGAATAGTCGGCCCCGCCCCGGGCAATCCACGGCTTGCCGTCCTTGTCCTGGGTGAGCCAGAACAGAAACTTGTCGCTCTGCCCGATCGAATAAACCGCCCCGCAGCCGTGCTCTATGACGACGTTGGGAAGCTGCTGGAAGGGGAAGTTGACGTCCCCCGAGAAGTACCAGACCTCGCCCTTCTTCGTCCCCAGCAGCCATAGCTGGTCGTTTAAAGCGGCAGCGGCGAGCAATGGATCGGCGGAGGATGTCTTCTCGCCAAAGTCCAGCGCATCCCACGTCACGGCGTTGGAGCCGGAGATATAAAACTGCTTCGTCCCCGGCCGGTTGATCGCAAACACCGTGCGGATGTAGTTGACCCAGTTCCCGCCGTAGAACGCAGGATCCGAGATCGTGGCGAACGCCTTGGACGCGATATCGATCGTGTAGCCGGCCGTCGTCCCGTCCACCAGGAGGATGGTGGTGCCGTTGTCGGCCATGGAGACGATGGACGTGCCCGCCGCAATGGTCCCGATCGCGGTCAGAACAAAGCTCGGGTCCACGTAATAGACCGTCTGCCCCGCCACCATGTAGAGGTTGCCTTGGCTGTCCGCATAAACACAGCGGCCAATGCCGAACGTCGGTGCCGGCGCGAGAAGCTTCAGCCCCGCCCTCGGGTAGAGCGTGAACGGCACCGGCGGGTTGGTCTCGCCCGGGTTGCTCTCGAGGTAGAGGTTGACCGAACGCTGGGCATTCGCAATTAGCGAACGCGCCGTATAGGCGCCGGACGTGAGCGGGATGCGCGTCATTTAGCGGTGGCCGTCTGCCATTTCCAATGATTGCGGCCGTAGACGAACCACAGCGCCAGATTCATTGGCAGCAAGCCCCATGCCTGCGTAGCGACGATCCAGACCAGCCACAAAGCCTGATGTGCGAGTCCGATCAGCCACGTATATTTCGAGCGCTCGCCTGCGAGCCACATGCTGTAAATCGTGATCGCTGAGAGCAGCCACGGCAGATAGTCCTTTATTGCTTCAGCCATCAGCCGGCCACGTTCGTCACGGTGTCTGAGAAAATGTTGTAGACGCCTTGCGACCCAGCCATTCCGGCCGGTATTGGCAGGCTCGGCACCTGCACCGTGCTCGACCTGATCGTGTTGAGCCCGTCCTGCGCCATGTCGTCGATGGCCTTGGCCGGGGGCAGCCGCCATTCCGCCCTGCATTCCCGCGCCAGATTCCACTTCATGGCGTAGGTGTACTGGGGCGGGAGAACGATGTTTGTGGCTGGGGCGACCAGAACCGGGAGAATGATCCTGGTCCCGAAGTGCAGCTCATAGAGAGACGGCAGCGTCGGGATCGGCAGCGGGTAAATCCGCCCCAGCGGGAAGTTGCTATCGTAGAAGAACCAGCCCGGCTGGGTCTGCAGCCGCTTCAGCGTGACCCGGCTGTAGTCCTCCATGGACATGATCTGCTCGAGCGGGATGTCCACGGGCATGGACTGGCCGGAGTTGAGCAGCCGGACGAAGCCCCATTCGATGCGGTCGGGGCGAGCCGTAACAACGATGTCGCCGCCGGGCCCTATCGAATAGGACTGCGCGCCGGTCACGACGATGGTGTGGTCGATCTCGGCATAGTTGAGCCAGCGCTTTGATGACCAAAGCGCCAGCATGTCGTTGAGCAGCGCCAGGGCACGGGATATCTGGTCGGCGGAAGGTGGGTTGCCAACGCCTGTTACGCCGGCCCTGAGAAGGGCAGCGGTGCAGATATCCGTGCCGGTGGGCATCAGGCGGCCTTCGTTTTCTTGAGGCCGGTGGGCTGCGTCAGGGCGTTCTGAGCATTGGCCCCAAGGCCCGCTTGCGAGTTGGCGGCGTTCTGTGCGGCCTCAGGCGGCGTCGACGTTCCGACAGCCTGCTTCTGCTGCTCTATGAGAGCGTCATAGGCCGCGGCCTTGCGCTTGGTCTCGGCGGCCTCAAACGCGGCATCGGCCTCGCGCTTGGCAACCACGGCCGGGTCTTCCGGCGGCGTCGCAACGGAGGCCTTCAGCCATTCCAGATCGCGGGGCTGCTGCGCGATGACGTCCTTGCCGTTCTTGTCCTTGCCCATGAGCTTGGGGAAGAACGCGACGGCTTTCATCTCGTCGTATTCGGCCTGGTTGTTGGCAATGAGCGCTTCGCCCTGCTCGTTGGCGCCGGCGTATTTGGGCCACGGGTGGTACTCATAGGCGGGGTACTCGATGCCGAAATCGGGAATTGCAGAACGTGCCATGTGGTCTCCATAAAAAATGCGGGCGAGGATGGCCCCCGCCCGCTTGCTTCGTCAGATTGCGTCGTAAACGCCGGTGATCCACTCACCGCGCACCGCGAGGTAGCCGAAGAGTACGTCGTCGCGGTTGATGGCCTGATCCGAGCCCGGCAGGTATGCCGAGATCGAGCGCATGGAGATGCCGTCGAACTGGGCGCGCGCCGAGTCGATCACGCCCTTGGTGGGCATGTAGAGGTCGGCGGTGACCATGGTGATGGCTTCCGGCGCATAGGCCAGCGACTTGCGGTAGACGGCGCTCGGCGCGGTGTAGAGCGAGATCGTCGCGAGGTCCGCGGGAGACGCCGTGACGGTCTGATACTGGACCTCGGTGCCGGTGATCGAGTTCGGCGGGATGAGCGCCGGATAGATCGGGATCGAGGTGGCCGCGGTGAGCACGTTGGCGGTCACCACGAACTGGCGAGCCATGCCCGTGGATTCCTTGGTCACCCGGTTCACGGCATTGACGCCGGCAATCGTGATGATGTCGCCCGCATTGAGCGTGCCGGTGATCGCGCCGGTGGTCAGCGTGGTCCCGGTCTGGTTAGCACCGGAGATGGCACCGGCCGTGAACGTGCCCGCGGTGTGCTTGATGACGGTCTGGTCCCGCATCCAGCTCAAGCCCAGCGCGCTCTTCATGCCGCCGATGGCATACTGCTCGCTGATCGGCCCCGAGGGGTTGAACAGGCCCTGCAGCGAGGTCGATGTGCGCGCGTCCGTCCACGGGTCGTTGATGATCTTGCGGTCGCCCTTCGTGCCCATCAGGGGCGCGGAGTTGTCGTCGAGGATCGCGCCGGCCTCCACGAACGTCTGGGCGTTCGGGCTGATGATGGTGGTGCCCGAGAAGTTGGCGCGGGCGTTCGCCGCGGACCGGCCAATCGCCTGCATGACCGTCTTGGCGACGTTGCCGCCCAGGTTGTTCATCTTCGGCTTGGTGATGCGCTCGGCGTAGTCGTCGAGGGACAGCGCCATTTCCGCCGTGGAGAAGCCGGTATCGACGTGGCGCTGCGTGGCCACGGTCAGCGTGGTCTGCTGCTCCGCGGTATCCTGCAGCGACAGGCCCGGACCATCGGTCACGGTGTAGTCGTTCGGCAGGCGGACCTTCAGGGTAGCGCCGATCTTGGCGCCGACAACCGCGAACTGATTGTCGTACTGGCGGTCGATGTTCTTGATGAAGGCGTTCGAGTTCGTGAACAGGCGGATCGCTTTGCGGGTGATCTCCAGCCGCGTGAGAAGGGTATTGGGCATGATGGGGGTGCCTCGGGGCATGCGTCCGCAATCGCCCTCAAAGCGCGCGGAACGGGTGATGGGATGGGTTGCTTTCCTCTCAGCCCGAGCGAGAGGTTTTGGCGGGCGGAACGTGATATCCCTTGCGAGGGCCGGTGCACGACGCCGGATAGTTCGCGCTTAGATACGTGATGACCCTTGCGAGGGTGTCGGTTCGGCCGACAAGGCCACGCTCAACTTGGTTGGGTGCGGCGGATCACCCGAGTAAATAAAGTGGCCACAATAGGATCATCGTCCACAGTGGATTGTACGCGTAGGGCGTCTGGCGCAGGTAGAACGACATAAGCACGCCAAGGAAAAGGTAGATGCCCAAACAAATCAGAAAAACGGTCAGCATCAGTACCCCCGCGCGCGCCGCTGCTCGGCAAGCCTGCGCTCTCTCGCCTCTTCCTTCCGGTTCCACTCCTCGTCGGAGTCCCGGTCGGAGGGGCGGTCATCGCCGGAGCCACGGCCACCAATCGGATCGACAGGGGCCGGAGCGCGCGACTGCTGCCGCACCGGCGCCTTGGCCTCGGCAATCTTCGCCATGGCAATGGCCCTCCGCAGCGGCGTCATGGCCATGAACTCGGTGGCCTTCTCGATGTCGGAGCCGAGTTCGTAGAGAACCTTGGCGGGGTCGTCGGTCTCGAGCGCCGTGGTGAGCAGGTCGAGCGGGATGCGGCCTTCGTCATCCAGAATGGCGAGCTGGGCCTTGGCCGCTCCCCATTTGGCGCCGAACGCCTTGGAGCCCTTGTCCTCCACGTCGTTGCATTTGCTGTTGAAGGTCTGCACGGCAAGACGCCGGTCGGCCTCGGCCTGCACAGCCTTGTCAAACTCGGCCTTGCTCTTGAAGTCCTCGCGCTGGGGCTGCTCGCCGTCGGCCGCAGCGGGCTCGGGATCGGCCACCGGCTTGATGGTCTTGGAAAGCTCCTCGTTGAGCCTCCGGTTGTCCGCCGCCTTGGCCGCCAGGCGCTTGGAGATGGCCTTCAGGGCCTTCTGCGATGCCTCGTAAGCGGCCTTGATCTGCTCCGGTGTCTTGGGCTCGCCGTCGTCTTCCTCGGCCTCAGCGGCTGCCGCAGGCTCGGGATCGGGGGCCTTGGCTGGATCCGGCTCGGGCTCCGCTGGCTTCCCCGTGTCAATCTCCGGGTTGTCGTCGTCGCTGCCTTCCTTCGCTACCGTGCCCATGTCGCCGGGGTCGTTGGCTTCCCAATCGGGATCGCCATGGGCGGCGATCTCTGCGGGGTCGAGGGCGAGTTCGGGCTGGTCGGCGGGCGTCTTGGTATTCATGCGGTTTCTTCCTGGAGGGATACATTGTAGTCGGCCGGAAGGCGGATGCGCAGCGGGCCGGTGAACTTGGTCTGGCCTTTGAGCAGAGAATGGAGCGGACTGTGTTTGAGCGACGGGTTGGCCTTGCGCCCGCGCTTCATCCGACGCTTGCGCGCGTAGTAGCCCTTGAGGGCGATGAGGCCGAACTCATCCAGCGTCATTTGCAGGCCTTGTCCATGTGCTTGTTCACGCTCTTGTGGTGGGCCTGAGCCGCCTTCATGCGGTCCTTGTCGGCCTTGATCTCTCCGGCACGGGTCAGCGTCCGGTGGTCTTCCTCGGCCCGGTACTTGGCGGAATCGCCTGCCCAGATCGCGGGGCTATCGCCTACGAGGGCGTTCGGGGAGGGCTTCTTTTTCTTGTGGGCCATCAGGCACCTACCGATCGGAGTTCCGGGCTGTTGTCGACATGCTTGATGTCCTCCCGCTCCCTTGGGGCGGAGGAAACCTGTAGAACCTCGCGGGCATGGGGGGACTGAGAGCGTTCAAAGTGCTCGATCAGTTCCGCCTCGATCGCCGCCTTCTGGTGCTCGGGCGTGTCAGGCCGCACCATCAACTCCACCAGCGCCTTCTTGGCCTCGTCAACGTAATGCGGCCAGTGCTGGGCGACGAATTGATCTTGGTCGGGGTTCTCCACCCGAAACCGCAAGGACCGCTGGTGCCCGTCGTAAAAGGCTCCCGCGACCTCCTTGGCCATCATGCGGATGAGCTGGGTGGTCATCGGACTTCATCCTCGATAGCGCCGTGCAGCAATTGGCCCCCCTCGTAGTGGCCGTCATGCCCAGCCCAATGCACGTCACCGCGCACCATAATCCGCAGCGGGAGCCGCATCGTCTGGCCATGGTCGTTGAGAACCTGAGCGGTTTTCCCGCTCGCTGTCCGGTAGGATTTCCCAACCTCAAACATCATGCAGCCTCGTAGGTGGCGGCGAAGATGTCGGGCTTGCAGGGGTAGAGTTCGCCCTGCACCCCACAGATCAGCATATCCTCGGGCATCGCATCCATGACGCCTTCCAGCGTGAAAATGTGCAGTCGGTCCCCGAAGATGACGACATTGCCCGTCTCGTAAGCGTTCATCACCTGAGCCGGAATGTTGGCCCAAGTCCCGCCCGAAAGGTCGCCGCTGAAATCCCGGACCAAATCCTTGACCGGCCACGCTTCGATGACGACAGGCTTCTTGCGGAACTTCATGCTGGCGCGTTCCCGTTTGCAGTCGGGTCTACAGCCGGGAGCGGCGTGGGCTCGACCACGGGCTCGGGGATGGACTCCGGTTCGGGTGCGGTCGGCTCGTCGGGCATCGGCTCAGGCGCCGGGGCCGGCTCCTCCACCTTCACGGGCTCTTCTGATACGGGCGGCAACGGCGGCGAAACCGGCGGCGAGTCTGGCAAAGGGCTTCCGTTCCCCACCATCGCAGCCGCAGCCTCCTCCATTGCCTTGATGCCTTCCCGCGCGTCGTTCAGCAGGCCACGGTACTTGGCCGCCGCCGCCATGAACGTCGACATGGTCTTGTCGGCATCCGTGGAGAGGTCATCCGCCTCCGCGTTCATGGAATCCAGGCTGGCCTTGATCTTCGATGCCGTCTCAGCGAATTTGTTCATTGCTCTGATTTCCTTGACCGCATTCCCGAGGAACCCGTCCAGTTGCTTGGCCTTTGCCAGCGTCTCCGCTGGCGTCACGTAGGGTTTGCCTTGGGCTCCAGCCGCGCATAGGCCGCCTCCCGGGTGCCCTGACGGACCCGGCAGACCTCCGCCACAGCCATCCCACGATGGGCCGCGGCGTTGTCTATCAGCGTCCCAGCCATCACCACGTCGCCGTTCTCAATCAGGACGCTGACGCAGTTGGCGTTGCTCCCGACGCACCACTGGGCGCGCACGGGCGACGGCGCGGCGTCACGGATCAGCGCGGCCGTGTTCAAAGCACCAACTCCTCAGGCGCGGTAAACACGTACAGCCCAATCATCATCAGCCAGAACACAAGCCGCACGGCAAAGACCTGCCATGCTGTCGCGATGGCTTCCTCGGTGTCGTTCATAGTTTCTCCGCGAACGGGTCGTGGTCGACAGCCACCAGCGCCGGCCCAAATGGGTCGTGCTCTACCGGCTTGATGCGGTTGGACAGAAACGCGGCGGTCGCGGGCGGCATCATCGACAGCCCGGCAATGCCGTACTTCTTGATGATGTCGACCAGCTTGTCGTCAAACACTACGAAGTTGCGGGTCATGTTCTTTTCGGGGTTGAGGTACTGCATAGCCTCGGCCTTCGTATCGAAGGGACCGGCCTGCACACCGAAGTCATCCACGATATCGAACTTGCCATCACCCCGGCCGGCCACACGGCCATTGCCAACAGTCGGGACACCGCGCGAGCCTTGGTCTAGGTACTTGATGCCGGGGATGCCGGCATTGCGCAGTTGATCGACAACCTGCAGTTCTTTGACCTTCGCAGGCTCGGGCTTCCCGCCCCGGATCGCATCTTCATGCAGGCTCCGGTAGAAGTTCTCCCCCCTCGCCGGAACATACTTCGCGGGGTTGGCTAGAACGTCCGGGAGTTGTTCCTTTGTGAAGACACCCAAACTGCCACCGTCGGGGTGGATCACATCCGTCAGCGGCCCGAGGTTCGGATTAACCCCTAGCTCGCGCGTTTTGAGCCCGCCCACGATTTTGGCGTTGTATAAATCTTGGATCGCCTTCGGCTGGTCCTTCAGCGCCTTATCCCAGTCCAGAAAGTGGTCCGGGTCGGCCTTGATCTGGACCTCGTACATCTTGCCGCCAGAGACTTTAGGGAGGGTGGCGTCTGACCGAAGCATATCCAATGCCTCGCTTGCCGCACCGCGCTCCGCCTCGGGCCCCCGCGTTGCCACCATCTGCAAATCGTCAATCGCCTTGGCTTTATTCCCGCCGTAGTTTTTCAGGGTGACCGCCGCGATGTGGGAAGGGTCCATCCCGTCCGCCGCTTTCCCGTTAATGCTGAACTGCTGGAGCGCGTCGCGGTAGCTTCTTGCTACGCCCTCGCTCTCCGCAAAATACAACCCATGCCCGTAAGCCTGCGCGCCCTCGCCCGTGCCGATCTTCGACATTGAGAACTTGTCGAAGTCGTGCGGCGAGCCGTGATAGGCGCGGATCGGACCCGCGCCCAAGACCGCCTCGCCCGCCCGCATGGGGACGCCAGCAATCGCGCCCGTGCCCATTGGCAGCATTGCTGCCTCAAGGACCGGGCCCGGGTCATAGTCGCCGCCCATCAGCCTATTGGCAGACGCATCAACCGCCCGCTTCGGCAGCGTGACGAGGCTGTTGACCAAGCCCCCAAATATCTTGTTCAGGATGTTCGGCTGCACGTTCGCCAACTCACCCGGCGACGCCACTCCGAACGCCCCCGCCTGCCCCGCGAACGGGTCATCTTCCACGGGGGCCATCAGCTTGTTAGGCATCTGCTATCTGCAGGTACTTGCCCGGCCTTTCCGGGTCCGAGATGTAGTGCTTGCCATCGGGGGCCAGCCGCGCGCCGGGCATTGGCGACGTAGCGTCCTCGCCGCCATCGACAGGCTCGTCCTCCGCCTCGGCTTCTGCCTTGCGCGTGTTCAAGACCTCGGCGAGATCGTCGTTCATGGCTTCCGCTGTGGCGTCGTTCATCACGTTGCGGATATCCGGTTCCAGCCCGGCCGCCGCGAAGTTGGCCTGAGCGTTCCCGGCCTCCTTGATGCGGCGAGACTCGGCGTCCATGCGCCGCGTGAACTCGGCCTCGGCCTTGATCGTAAGTTCCTCGTCCTTGTTGTCGAGCAGCCGCTGCTTCTCGGCGACGGACTCCACCAAGGACTGAATGAGCTTGCCCGCCTGATCGAGTTGGCCCTGCAGGCTCTGCTCGTTCGGGCTCGGCCCCTTGCCCAGCACAGCCGGGTTCATGGTCCGCCGGATCCGCTCCGCCATCTCCTCCGCGCCCGGGAAGTCCATGTTCTCCACGAACAGGTCGCCCACCACGGTCCAGAGGTCTTTGTTCTGGGCCAGGATCGCGCCCATCGTGTCCACGGTCCATTCGCGCTGCGTCGAGTAGTCCGGCCCGGCTTCCGCTTCGACCTCGTAGGAACCAATCTTGGGGTTCCAGATGGCCTCGGTGGCGTTCTCCTCGTCCGGCTTGTCGGCCTCCTGATGGGCCTGCGGGGCGCTGGGATCGAGTTGGACGTCGGTCTGGCTCATATCCACGTTGGAGATACGGATCAGCCGCGGCGTGTCGTAGACCTCGGGAACCATGTCCACGATGATCCGCCCAGTGTGCGCCACTCCCATCGCGAGCGCGTTGGGGAAGTGATAGGTGGAAGTCTCGCCCTGAATCTTCCGGTTGTCGATCGCCACGCCTGAGCGCTCGTTGCCGTCCGCCCCCTGCGTGGCCTCGTGCTGGCCCGAGATGTCCTTGAACTGCTGCGACGCGATCTGGATGCCGTTGATGTAGGCCGAGGCCAGCACCGGCGGCGCGGGGCGCGTAGGGGCCGGGATCGGCTCGCCCTGGTCGTCCACATGGTTATACGGCAGATAGGCGTAGCGCTTTACGTTCGCGTCCTGCCACGCCGTGATGTTCTCGAACGCCTTGGCCGGGCCAACCCATGGCACGTTGGTCTGCAGCGCCACCTGCATGGCACCCGCCGAGACCCAGTAGTTCATGTTCCGCTGCGGATCCTTCAGGTTCCGCACCATCCCCTTGCGGTCGAGGTTGCCGTCGATGATGGTCTCCTGACCAACCACGCGGACAATCGGGATGTACTTCTTGCCGGGGACTTCCCGGTAGTCGACGATCTTGTTGCCGAAGATTTTATACCAGCAGATGCGGGAGCGGACGACCTTGCGGGTTTGAGCCCCGTCCTTGAGGAGCTGCTGCAGCACCTCGGATGCAATGTCGCTGGCGAACTGCGTCACCAGCTTGCCCGTGGTCTCGCTCGTGAACCCGATCAGCCGGTCCTCGAACAGCTCCTTCTCGTACCACTCGGCAACCCGGGTGTGGTCCTTGTTCTGCCAAGCCGAGTCAGCCCCGGTCTGCAGCACAGCATTGCCGGCCCCGATCTGGTCCTTGTACTTGGCGTGCTCTTCCTCGAGGTCTTCGTTCTTCACGTCCTCGAATATCTGGCCCCATTTGGCGTCGGCGCCTGATGGCTCCTTGGCATCGGGGTCCATTGCCACGCCCATGGGGCTGCGGACGCTCCTGATGCGGATAACCTGGTCGAAGCTGTCCTCGCTCTCGTACTCCGTCAGCACCCGCCAGTAGCCCACCCCGCCCTGTATCAGGTGCTCCGAGGCCTTGAGATAGATGTTGGTCGCGTCCGAGGCCCGGGATATCTCCCGGATCAGCCCGCCATAGATGCCGGCCGACTTGGTGGTCGCCCCCATCCCGGTCGGTCGCACCGTGATCGCAGGCGGGTTCTTCTTGATGTCGTTCTGTACCAGCAGGCAATGGATCAGCGTCATGTTGATGGTCATGGAGGGCGCGCCGGCACGCGAGGTCAGCACCTCACCATCCCACTGCCAGTTGTTGTCCGAGTCCCCGTTGGCGAACTGCACGTCGTTCACGAACGACTGCCGGAACTTCCCCTCCCAATCCATGAAGGCCTTCAACTGCTTCTGGGCTCGGGTGATTAGCTTCTCTTCCTCCGGTGGCTTGAAGGGGAACTTGCCGCGCTGCTCCATGCGTTAGGCAGCCAGCACTGTGCGGTGGTGCAGTGACGGGAGCGAAATGGTGAGGATCGTTGCGCATTCCTGCGGCACCACGTCAGCGCTCACCCGCATGGTGCTCGGGAGATTCCTCCTGCATTGGTCAAGAACCATCCGCTCAACAGCGGATGGGTCCATGAACGCAAGCGTAGACGGGTCGATCGTAATGGTGACCGGCTCGCGGCCAGCCCCACTCTTCAGCACGGCCTTGTGAATTTGCTGCCGTAGCTCTTGGCCGACCCGATAGCCTATCTCCTCAAACAAATGGTCGCCAATCTTTGACGCAACCACGGTCTCCAATGACCGCAGCGACTTCTCAAGGCCCCGTGCGCGCTCTTGCGAGAGCCGCAGCATGCCGAGGACAGGAGCGCACGCCTCTTCCTCGCGACGCTGGCGTTGTGCCCGCATCGCTTCCAACCGTGGGAACTTTGCCATTATTTCAGCCCATCCATGCTTGCGGCGAGGTCGGCGGCGGCGGCACGGAGACCGAGACCCCGACCTTCGGAGGCTTCGACAGGACCGGGAACAACTCGGCTAATCCCCACACAAGCGAATCCGCGCGATCCGGCGATCGGTCGCCCGCATAGCCGGCCGTCGTGAACCCGCACATCTGATCCTCAAGCTTTGGGAATATCCCGACGTGAGAAACCTTCCCCACGTCGTTCTCCGAGCCGTAGAGCGCCGCAATCGGTTCGGCCCTCACAACCTTGCCCCGCGATGCGGTGACCTTCTTGAACGGCGTCCGCGGCCTTGCGACCCGGATCACCTCATGAACCATGTCGCCGCCGAAGTTGGTCTCAGCGACCACGCAATCGGCGCCGTGGCGGTCGAACGCAGAGGCCACGATCTGGCCCCAGCCCTGCGGCCCACCTGGGCCAAAGCGGCCCGACAAATCCTCTAGGACGTAGGCGCGGCCATCGATGCCGAGCCCAACCACGATGATGCCCACCTCATCGGAGCGGACGTCTTCCGGCCCCGAGCAGCCCGACGGGTCAACCGAGATGACGATGCGCTGCAGCTCGGGATAGACCCCATCCAGCACGCGCCCGCGGTCGATGCTCTCCAGCGTCCAGAGCGCGCCCTCTGCAGCGGTCCCGAACATGCCGAGCATGAAGCGCCGCCGCATCCGCTCGGGCAGCGCGTTCAGTTCGTCCAGATATTCCTTTGGCAGGTTCCCGGCGTTGTCGGCCGGGTTCATCACCATGGAGGTGAAGTTGTCCTTGTTGCGGAACGGCGTCCGCGTGTCCGGGTCGATCCGGTCCACAAACACCCGCTTGGTCCAATGGGCCTCGTTGGGCGGGTTGCAGTCGTAATAGGCCCGGAGCCGCAGCGGCGTCAGTTGCGCCAGCCGGGTCATGGCGATGTTGCGCGAGGTCCAAGGGATCTGGGAACACTCGTTCAGGAACATCGAGGCGTATTCCTGCCCGAGGATCTTCTCCGTCCGCTCCTTGTCGTCCAAGCCGCCGAACCAAATCTCGGACCGATTGGGCAGCGTGTAGAACCAATCCGACCTGTCCATGTGGCTCAGGTCGGCCACGCCCGGGAAGCAAAGCTCCATCACCTTGGGCAGCGTGTCGTAGATCACCGAGCCCTTGAGGTGGTTAAACCGATACCTCAGGACCGCATGGCGGCTCTTGTGGGCCAGCGCCCGGGTGATGATGGCCCGGATGATGGTGAACGTCTTGCCCGACCGTGAGCCTCCGTAGAGCATCGTATGGGTGGCCGGCGAACCGAGAAGCTTGGTCGCCTCGGTCTGCTTCGGCGTCAGTTCAAAGGAGCCCGGCATCCGGTCCCTGGATGATGATCTTCAACTCGCCGCCGTCCGGTCCTGCTATCTGCATCGGGAGCACCTTGCCGAGGAGCGCCATGAACGGGCCCGGGTTCTTCTTGGCCTGGACCTTGAGATAGCCGACCACGCCCTCCTTGCCCCCGGCCTGTTCCGCCGCCTTGAGGATGGCGTCCTTGAGCAATGCCGTGGTTTTGTTGGGCGCGCCTTTGGGCCGACCGGGGCCCGGGGGCAGTTTGTGCTTATTGTCGGTTTTCTTAACCGGCTGAGGCTGAGGTGACATTGGCCTTTGACCGCCACTTCTTCATGGACTTGTTTTTGCTCTGCCTGCGTCGTTCGCAGTCGGGGCATGATGTAGAAGCTACAGGCTTGGTGGCTGGCGTAGAGACTACGGGAGTAGAAGCTACGGCCTTGTTCAATGCCTCGCCTACTTCGATAGCGGCTTGGTTACGCGGCATGTCCCGCAAGAGCCTGCCGATCGCGGCTATTAGCTCTTGCGAGATCATGCTGTGCCTTACGAGACCGCGATCTCTCGAACCAACACGGCGGTGAAAGTATTGGCTGCCAGGGGTGCCGTAGCGGTCTGCTGAATCTCATCATCTACTGAGATTGTCTGCTCGAAGAGCGGGCGGAAATCTTGAAAATTACCGGCTTCTTCGATCGTCGTTATGAAATCGCCGACCCTAGCGCCCGGGAGTGAGATGGGGCCTGGGCCGGTATTGATCCCCTGAAACGAGGCCAGCAGGGCGTCTGCAGCTTTCAAAGGCATTGCTACTCTCCATTAGCTGTATGTTACGGTTCCGACCGAGCCGATCACGTACCATTTGGCCTGATAGGACATGAGCGTGATGCCAGCGCCAGGCTGGGCGGCAAGCGCAGCTTGGTTGACGTTCGCTCCGGCTCCTGTCTGGAGCAGGCCGGTGGCGGTGATGGTGTGGGCGTTTGCCGTGGCGGACGTAATCTTGATGACGATGCCATCGGAGGTGGGTGCTGCGAGCGTATCGGCGAGCACACCAGCCTTGGTGATGACGTAGTTCGCCGGGGTCGTTGGACTGATCGCGCCGTTGGTCGTGAGCGCGGACAGTGCGAATACCTCACCGGACGATGAAACAGCTTGCGGCGTACCAAAGCCGGTCAAGTTGTTCACAGCATCGATGAGGCTGTTGACGGTCTCGCCAGTGATCTGGCGGAACCATGGAAGAACGCGCGCAATAGCGGGCATGGCTGCAAACTCCTGAGGCTTTCGCCGGGTTATGAGGGATATGCGAACTCGCCGTGATGGATGCTCAAGGCTTCCACGTAGGCTTGATGGGCTAACTCTGGTGTGTCGAAGTACCCGAGGCTGATGCGCTGCCGGGCGACCTGGATTTGGCTCGTGAACCGACCGCTTGGCTTATGCAGAAACACGCCTTGGAAGCCGGTCTTATTACTGCGCGGTTTTGCGTTCTGACTATTCTGCGCAGGGGTCGCCTCTCGTAAGTTGGAGAAGCTATCGTTGGCCCTGTTCCGATCTTGGTGGTCGATCATGTCGGCCGGCCATTCGCCAGTCATGTAAAGCCACGCAAGGCGGCTGGCCTTGTAGAGCTTCCCGAATATGGCGATCTCCCGATAGCCTTGGTTGTTGATGCGGCCAGCGAGTTTGCCTGCGAACCTCGCGTTCCAGCTCTTTTCAGTTCTGGTGACGTTGGCCCGGGGCTTCCACAAAAAGACGCCAGTTGCCGGATCATAATCAAGCAACTGGCGAAGTTGAGGAGAACTAAGCATGTGCGGCCTAAGCCACTGAACTCATTGAGTCCTTAGCCATTTCGTGACGGACTTGACGTAAACCCATTCAGCGCAGAAGGCACCCCCCGTGCCCAAAGGCACCTGCGTAGCGGTCAACGTATTTGATACAGTGGTGCCGGAGCCAGGGGTGATGGTCAGCGCCGTCACGACCTGCGTTGAGCAGACGCCGAGCCGCTGGCCTTCGGTCAACAGCGACGCCGCCGGAAGCGTGAGCGTGTGGGCGGCAATCGTGCCGGCAGGCTCAAGGATGACCTGACGCGTGCCGGCGGCTACGGCCTGGGTAACGCCAGTGAGCGGGGTGGAGTACTGGGTCGGGCCGCCGCCAAGCGAGCGCGCCGCGATGGAGACTGTCTGAGGGCTCGCACCGCCAGCAAGGCCGGTGTCGGCCGGAATCAGCTCGGTGCCCGTCAGAACGGTCGGACCAGCCGGGACAGAGCCGGTGCAGGTCGTGCCGTCGCCGGCGTAGAGAGCGCAATAGGCAGCGCCGCCCACGATGGGCAGGTTGGCGAACATGCCAGCGGCATGGGCGAGGACGGTGGCCGCAACAAGCGCGACCGCGCCCAGCCCGAAACGACGGGTCAGTTTCATGGGTAGTTCTCCGTTTTGGTTTGATTGCCGCCCGTTCCCGGGGTGGCGCGGGTCGTTACTGGATCGTCCCCGGGCCGTCCGCGACGGGAAACTCCGGCTTGGTCATCATCTCGACCGTGAAGGCGGGCCTGACGTCTACCGCTTCCGCATTTGAGGCGTTCACCCATGCTCCATCAACACCGATGATGGTAATCAAGATGAGCCGGCCGTCGGCCAATTCCACAGTCGCGGTGCCCGTCGTGACCTTCGCTATCTTCAGCTCCTGCGGCCCGGACTGCAGCACCAGCGGCTTGTCGTAGGTGTAGCTCACGCGCAGTCCCCGCTGTCAGGGTATTCGGGCGGCGTGTCGGTGGCCTGCCCCGCCGTTTCCAGCAGTTCCTTGATCGAGGTCCGGTATTCCTCGACGGTCTCCTCGGGCAAAAATCCCGAAAGCCGCTTGCGCTTGAACCGGATTACCTCGCCCATCATCCAGCCTCCGCGACCGCCAGACCAAGCTTCTCTCGCCGCTTTGCCTCACGCTCTTGGAACTTGCGCCGCTCCGCGTTCACCGCGTCTCTATGCGCTATGAAGTTCGCTACCGCCTCGGGGGTGGTGAGCAGATCGCGGGACTTCTCGACTTGGTAGCCTGGGGAAAATCTGATGGCGGCCGAGGCATTGTCGCGTCGCCCCATCGTGCATGACCCAGATGCCATAACAGGGGTTTCCTGTCTCAGGTACTTTTCGTCGGGCAGCCGCACCACAACGCCCTCCATAGCAAATTTGTCCGAAATCGCATCCATGGCGGCGCTCAGGCGACGATAAGCGGTCGGCCGCGCCCATCCCCGCTTGACGCATCGCGCCCCGAAGTCCCATCCGTTGGCCCGACAGAACGCCCACGACCAAACGATCTGCCGGCGCTTGCCGTCGGCGATGAGCGTGGTCGACCACTCCATGCATTCCTGGTGACGCGAGATTGCGCCGCTGGATGCCCGGCCCTTCCATCGCTCGGCATTGTCGAGGCGGGCCGCGTCGTCCCAGCCCTTCTTGTCTTCCTCGTCATAGAAGAACTCGGGCCAGTACCCGTTGGCGCTCGGCATCCTCGCATTGGGCAGAAACCGCTCGGTGTGAGCGGCTTCAACAAACCTCGCGCGGATCAGTTCGGGGCTATTGTTCACAGCAGAGTCTCCTCTTTGCCTTCACCAAATTTCCGTTGAAGAATCTCGGTCAGCTTGGACGCCACTCCATGCCTCTCAGGAGGCGCACCATTGGCTTCCTTGGCGGCCGACCAGATATCGCACAGGTCGATTTCATCGAACGCAGCGAGCCATTCCAGCCCTCTGGCGGGCCATCTAGGATTGGCCGCCATGACGTCGGCAAGCGCCCACAGTACAGGCTCCACCAGCGCCATGCGGTTGTTCTCGCTCTCCATGATCGTCCGGAGGAGCAGGATCAGGTGGCCCTCGCCGTGCTTGCGGAGAATGCGTTCAAGGGTCAACTCGCATTTCGTCGTCCCCGGAGTCCGGGTGACGTTGGCAGCGATCACCCGAATGTCGAGTTCGGCGCAGATGTTGGCGAGGGCAGGACTCATACGAGCGGCAGTCCATCCTCGGCGGGGGCCGTTCGAGCAAGTTTGCGCCGATGGGCTTGGCCGCATCTAGTGGAACAGAACCTTTTCCGCGCCCACCTTTTCGCTTGAAATAGCGTCCCGCTGCATTCCTCACATAAGCTTGCACCGTCCGATGGGACAACAATCTCGCATGACCCATCGTCAAAGACGCCGATGCACCTAACCCCCATCTCATCCTGCTTTTCGGTCAGCTTCGGATGAATAATTTTGTCGTCTATGTTCCGGTAGGCCACCTTCACGTCAAAGTATTCGGCCTTCCCATCCTTGACCCCAACCAAGTCGATAGGGCCGACGGGGGCAACATTCCGAAACACGTCGTAACCTTGCTTCATCAGCCAAGCTGCCGCGATAAGTTCGTTGTGCGCGCCGAGGCGGCTCGATGTTAAATTCTCGTCTCTCATGTCACAAATCCTCGAATCGAGTCTGCGCTCCTACCCACTTAAACTCGCGCTGCTCAAACGGCGTGCCGCTTCTGATCTTGAGAGCAATCATCTTGGCCGAACCCTTGGCCCGGCGTATCTTGTGCTCCCATTCCTCCCATGCCTCGCCGCCGGCCTTGGCGTTTGGCTTGTTCATCATCAGGAATGATTCCTCGCGCCATGCGCCGATGATGATATCGGCGTCCTCCTCCAGTGCAGGGAATTGAGCATCGTCGAGCTGCGGGATAGCGTCATCGCGGCGTCGACCCATGCGAGTACGCTGGAATGCGACAATGACCGGCACGTTCAATTCGATTGCGAGTTCCTTGAGGGAGCCGGTGATCTCTTCCTTGCGCTCCCACGGATCGCGGTGCTTGGTGTCGGTGCGCAGCCGCTTTGCTCCATCGACCGTGATCGCCGATAGGCCGACCGTCCGCTGCATCTGGAGCGCGCGGACCTTGATGGATCGAACCGTCATTTTGGGGTTGGTGTAGAGATAGTATTGGAGCTTTTCGATTTCCTTCTGTGCGGCGACGACGGATTCATAGCCGGTGAAGTCGTAGGCCCCTTCCCTGATCTCCCGAACCGTCATGCCGGACTCGCCGGACAGCGCCCGCGTCCCGTTCTGCTCGGCCGACATCTCGTTATGTGCCGAAAGTACCGGCCCGGTTTTGGCAATGTGCTTCCCGATCTGCGCCATCAGCGCGGACTTCCCCTCGCCGATCGATGCCATGATCGCAATGAAGTCTCCGCCCATTAGAAGGCCCGTCATCTCGTCTAGCGTTGTGAGCCCCGTGGTGAAGCCTGGGAGCCTATCGCTATCCCTTGCCTTCCCCGAGGCCGTGACGACGCCTTTGGTAACCTCTGACAGCTTTACGGGTTTGACCGGCGACGATACCGCCATGATGGCTTGGAGCCGGACGCCAGCCTCTGCGGCCACGTCTTCTGCAGGCCGTTCGTTCTTCCGTGTTTCCTTCCGCAGCCACTCCGACAGCGCATCCAGCCTCTTGAGCGCCGACCGCTCGGCGAGGAACGGCGCGTAATCCGTGGCGCTCCCTGCTTCTGCTGCTGATTCCTTCAGGGCCATCAGGACGCCAATGGCGGGGCCGATGTCATCGAACTCTTCCGGCAGGTTGGCTTGCAGGGCCGTGATGGTTACCTGCTTGCCGCGCTCGGATAGGTCGCGGATGGCCTCGAATATCTGGCGGTGGTGCCCGATTTGGAACATGTCAGACGTCACGACGTCGTTGATTGCCCAAAATTCGTGAGCCGAGCGGAGCAAACAGCCTACGAAGTTTCTCTCGTTTACGGTGGAGTCGTGGATCATTCGGCGGCCTTTGGAAGAGCGCGACAACGCGCAATTTGGTCAAGCTTGCGCTGGCCGTAGGCGATGGATTCGGGGTGCCCGGTAGCGATGTCGAGTTTGGCGACGTGCTCGACCGGACCGTATTTGTCGGTCAGGACGGCGCCGGCGGCGATAGCGAGTGCCTTCTTGCTCAAGGAGATGTCGAAGTGCACCCAAGAAGCCTTGCGGAACTGGGGCTGTGAGAGTGTCTGGTGGCCCTGAATCCATTTGCGCTGCACGCCGATGCGGTCGACCATGGCCAGCAACTCGGCCTCTGTATCCGCCCAGAGGTGGCACATAACCATGCGGCCGAAGCGGTGCTCAACGTCATCGACATAGACGGTCATGCCACCTCCCGCGCGTGCGCTTGCCAAACGTTAAGGTAATCGGCCCCAATCGAAGGCTCCGCAGCGATTACAACGGACACGCCTTCCGCGAGGAGCCGCGAGCGCATGGCCTGCGCTGCCTTGCGGCCCGCCGGTACAGCGGCGACGAACTCATGGCCCTGTTTCTTTATCGGCCTGTCGGAGTCGGGATAGATCACCATGCGCTCGACCCCGAGCGGGACTTCAAAGCCGATGAGTCCCGCCGTACTGAGACAGGACCAAATCGGGTACTTGAAGCCGATCAGCGACCAAGCCCCGAGCGCTGTGCGGACGCCCTCGGCACAACCAATGCGCTCGCCCATCCCGCCGAGCCGCACCGCGCCGCCAGCGACCGGGCCTAGCCCTAGCTTCTGGAACTCAAGGTCGGCTTTGCGCCCGTCCGCCCGAATGAACTCGCGCCATATCCCGGTCATCTGCCCCGAGACGTCATCCACGCGCGCCACAAGCGCTGGCATCTTCCCCTTGCCGGGATAGTTGAGCGAGGGATGGAACATCAGGCAGTCCGGCCAACCGCCGGGCGGCGTCGGCAAATCGAACAGGTGCAGGTATCGCTCCGCCAGCGTCCCCGCGACCGGCACGCACTCGCCGATGATCTTCCCGCAGAACTCCAGCGTATCCTGGTTCTGTATCGTTTCCTGAGCCTGCCGCTGTCGCTGGTTGGCTTCCATCTTGAGCCTCTGTCTGTTGCGCTCTGCTTTTTCTGTGTCGCTGAGGGGCCGCGCTGGGCCGCTGGGGCATGGTTCGCCGGACAACTGCTCAATCGCTTCTTTGAAAGCGAGGTTGCCGAGGTGCATAGCGAGACCAACGGCGGTCGATCCTCCACCATGCCCGCGGCAGACCCATTTCCCTTTGCCCGTGTGGATTCCCAGCCGGTCATTGCCGCCGCAGTAGCAGCACGGCCCCACCCACTCCGCACCGGCGCGCTTCAGCTTCGCGCCGAACATCTGGGCGGCGGCGAGCAGGCCAACGGCCTCCGCCTTTTCCCGCCATGCTTGGAAGCGGTCGTCGGGCATGCGGGTCATGCTACCTCGCGGAATAGATCGGGATTCTTCGCCGCGCCCATCGGCGTCAGGCTGATCCGCAGCCATTCGCAGATCAGCGCCGCTTCGGCCGCGTCCTTGGACGGCACGGACCAGCCGAGTTGCTTGCATCGGTCCAGCGCCTGTTGCTTCCACCATGCGGACGAGTCTTGCGTGCCCTTGGGGGCTTTCCGCCGGCCGTGGATGCAATCTCGCCATTCCTGGTTGTTGATCTCGACCACCGGGATATTCAGCGAGCAGCACACCTCGATTGCGTGCGCGCGGACGCCGTAGAGGCCCAGCAGCGTCTTCATTGTGGTCATGGGGATTTGCTTCTTGATGGGCTGGCCTTTCACGAAGACCATTTCCGACCGGCTCATATCGGAGCGAAGGGGCTCCTCAAGCGCGGCCCGCTCCACCCCATGAGCGACGAGGAAGGAGCGCCACCAGACGCGAAACTGGTGGAACGCCTCTCCCTGCGTCTCGCCCTTCGCGTGGAAGGCCTCGGCATGGATGAAGCGGTCGCCGTCAATGATGGCGGCCCCTGATTTTCTCAATGCCGAGTCCAGCCCGCAAAGGATCATGGTCAGTCCTCGCTCTCGTCGTCGCCGTCGGATTCCTCTTCATCGTCGGCCATCGACAATACGAGCGCCCGTTCCGCGAGCCCTTGCCGGTACGCCGTGAGCCACGCCTGCCCTGCCTGCGTATTCAGCGCGTGCGGGTTGGCGCTCTCCTCGCCGCCGTCGAGGCCGTGTGCGCGGCCGTCCAGCCCGGCCTTCTCGTCCAGCGGGGCGAGCGAGGGCTCGAACTCGAACAGTTGCAGTTGCGATTCCTGGATGCCGTGGCGCAGGATCTTCAGATAGCGGGTGGTCTCCCGGGTCTCCTCCAGCCATGCGTCGGCGTCGCCGGACTTGACGATGGAGAGGGCGCGCTTGGCAGCCTTGAGGTGGACGCCGCGCCCCTCCGCGTTCTTGAGGATGTTCCGCAGGCTCCCGTGATGGCTGGCGGCGTTCTCTTGGGCGATCCTGATCTTGCTCAGGTGGACCGCCACAATGGCCTCGTCGCCCGGCTCGTTCGGTAGCGTCTCAGACTGTCTCGCGGCTTCTGCCATGGTTGCTCCTTTGTGGTTGCTTGGTGGATCGATCGAACTTGAAACCTCCCGGCACGGGGCAGTCGCAGATCCACTTCATCTCGACGCCGTAGTGATGGTGGTGCATCGGGGAGTTGGGGAAGGACATGACCCAGCCGAGCTTGAAGTGGTCCTCCACGCGCTCGAACCTGACAAATTTCAGGGCGCGCGCTTTCATTCGTAATCTCCCGGGCGCTCAAGCTGGTGCCTGCATGGAGGGATCCAAATCTGCGGGAGCGGACGCATGCCCTTCACCCACACCATCCACTTGTAAGATGTCGCGGTCGATGGCCGCTTCATCGCCCGCGTGCGCTCGTCCCAATATTCCTTGCTGGGGTCACGCAGCACGCCCTTATGCATGATGACGCGCTCGGTGAAGACGCCGAGCAATGTCGGTGGGTTGTCCCGAAACAATTGCTCGTAGCGGCCAACGCCCTCCTCAAAGGCTGACCGCACCAACACGGCAACGCCTTCGCGCGCAATGTCTAGGCCTCGCTTGATGATCTGGTCGGCAAGCCGAAATGGAGGATTTGTAATGACCCAGTCCACACCGTGTGTCTCGATGACCGGGCTCTCGGAAAATGGAAAGAGAAAATCGACTACCCTATCCTGACAATGAACGGTCGCCGGGTCTTCGCTATAATCGAAGATGTCGCTGGTGAAGACGCGGCGTGTGTATTCTTTGAGCGTCCTCGCCATGTAGCCGCGGTTGGAGCACGGCTCCCACACACTCGACTGGGACATTAGGATTTTTAACGTCGTCAGGTCGAGCCCGGGTTCGATCACATGCTCGATCAATGCGCGTGTCGCCCACGGCGGCGTCGGAAAATCGTCGAGCGAATCGTGCGGCTCGCTCCGCTGCTGCATCACGGCGCTGGATGTGTTCTGCGTCATGCCGCGCCCAGAGCCTCCCGGACGATTTCGGAGACTGCCGTATCGATGGTGATGCGCTGGCTTGCGGCATAGGCCCGAGCGAGGAGGAAGACCTCCTTGGATAGGAGTACCGCCTGCATGGCCGCCGGGTCGATCAACTCGATTGACCGGGCTTTCTTGTATGTGCGGCGGATGTGGCCGCGCTCCTCGAGACGGTCGAATATTCTGGAGATGTTGGACTTGGCGACGCCGAAGCGGCCCGCGATTTCATCCATGCTCGGCATGATCCCCTTCTCCGCGTGATAGGAGCGGAGGAAGTCCAGGCATTCCTGCTGGCGGGCGGTGAGGCCGATCATGCGCGAACCCGTTCCATTGCAAGTTTCTGTCCGGTGCGGTTTGGGGCTGCGCCATCGGGCGCGACCGTGACCACCTTGTTGTCGGCGATCTCGAACCGCAGGCCCTCGGCGCGGACACAGACGGCACCGAACGCGGCGGGGGCCGCGCAAATGCCGATGATGTGCTCGCGTATGGCATCGAGGTTGAATCCGTACGCGCGCTCCAGGTACCTGCAAACCGCGTGCTCCGTCACCTGAAGCGGCTCTTTGCTCGGCGAGAACTTGAAGGGTTTATGCGACATGCTTCCATCCCTCCCCGCTCATGATTTTCTGAATAGTCGCGAACGAAACCCCGTACTCCTGAGCAAGGTCCCGATATCGGACACCTCGCCTTGTCTTGATCTCGGCGACGATTGTTTCGTCCAATTTGGCTTGGTGGTTGCGCGAGCCTAGGAGGCTATTCCCGTGCCTCACCATGTCCTCGCCATTTGATTTCGGCGTGCCATACCGAAGGTTTGAGAGATGGTTATGCCAGCCGTCACCGTCCCGATGACAGCAAAGCTGCCCCGGGGGAAGCGGCCCAATGAACGCTTCCGCCACCAATGCGTGAACGCAAACACTCTTGGTCTTTTTTGTCGCGACGTAGAGGCAAACCTGCTGGTAGTAGCCGTCGTTCGACGCATGGGATTTCTTGATCCCACCTCCATGACTACCAATGCCGCGGACGCGACCAAAGGATGAGACTTCGTACCGGCCCTCAAAGCCGACAACGGCACGCCATTCTTCCCCGACCAACTTTTCTCCCGTTTTCATGCCATTGCTCCGTTCATGCGCTGGTCGAGAGCGGACCTGCCCGGCTCGGGGTCGCCCAGGATGTCGTTGGCTATCGTGAAGGGACGCGAGCGCCTGCGGTCCCGGTCGGCAAGCAATTCCTGGCTCGGCTTCACGGACCCGACATTCCCGGCGGTCCCGATGCCGTCATTGGCAACGAAGGGCTTCCTGCCGCCGCGCGCGGCTCTCCGCTCCCTGTCGGCGTCGGCGCGCTTTGCGTTGTAGATCGCGCGCTCTTCCTTGCTCATGGTGCGCTGGCGAATGTGGTGCTGGACGATTCTCTTGTTTTTGTTCAGTTCAAGAGCGATCCGGGCCAGCCCGTAGCCCGTCCGCATCATTTCGACCGCGCGCTGGATTTCCTCTTCCGTCATGCGTCGACACTCCGCTTGCGGTTGGCCTTCCTGAGAATTTTGTGGGCGAAGGAAATGGAGGTCTCGCGCTTGCCCAGCGGCTGAAACCTGTTCTCCTCCCAGAGCCGGCGCGAGGCATCGATCCCGATGTAGCTGCCGACCGTCTCGTGCACCGTGTAGATGCGGCCCTTCTTGAGCGGGTGATGGCGGTGCCACGGGTTTTCTGCCGGGCGGTCGTCAACACAGAGGATTTGCATCCCGACGTCGAACATTACGCGGCCTCCCTCGTTGAATGAGGACGCCCGCGGCGGGTGGGGATGCCGTCGCTACAGATTTGCCGGTGCTTGGCGCAATACGGGCCGCCGTCGTTGGTCAGGCCGCAGAACGTGAATGGCGGCAAATCCCCGAACGGGTAGCGGCAACTGATCTCGGTCAGCTCATAGATCGAGATATTCAGCGGCTCCAGGTTGACCACCGGAGCGCATACGAACGGCGTCGGCTTCACCTTCGGCCCCGGCCGGAACGGACTCTTCCGGGTAGCGTTGATCTTCTGGACGACCGCGCCGATGCCGGTGCGCCCTCCGACCTTCGACGTGGACCCGGGCTTGCGGCCTACCTTGCGCCCGCCAAGCCCGAGGCGGTGGGCCTTGCCGATGCAGGAGTTGCGCGAAACCATGGTGCGGATGTCGGCGGCTTCCATCGTCGGGGCGCAGATGCGCCACCACTGCGGCTTCTTGGGTGCACCGGCCATGATCGCCGCGATGAATTGGAAGCCCTCCTCGGTGCGGATCAGCTCGGCCAGCTCGGCGCCGCTGAATTTCCGCTGACCCGAGAGGCGATATTTGGCGTCGCGCTCCTTCACATCAAACAGGGCGCACAACGCTTGGCACGGCTTAGTGAAAACCGCCTTGGCGCACTTCGCGATCACCAAATTCAGGTGCACAAACTGTGCATCCTTGGTGCACGAATCCGAAAGGCGGTCGTTTGCCAGCTTGCCGTCCATCGGCAACATTCTCGTCATTGGAAACTCCTTACGCAGACGGGGATACGATGAACAGGGAATCACGACAGGCCGCGCTCGCAGGCACGCGGCAGATGATCGCCGACGACAGCTTCGACGCACTGGTGGCTGTCCTAACGTCAGCAAATGCCATCCCGGCTTCGCTCATGGCGTCCACACTCGAACGGTTGGCCGACGAGATGATCGCGAAGGCACGCGGGGAAATGGAATCAGATTGGAAGGTCTATCCGACGGAGCTGCTGGAGCGGGCGCGGGCGCTCGGCGAAGCCGCTGCCGCATTGCGATCTCGGAAAGACGGGCGTACCGGAGCGCCGGCCCCATGATGAGCGCCAGGAACAGCGAGAGCGCCCAGAAGATCGCAAGGCACTTGATTGCCGTCACCATCCCTAGCCTCCCCGATCCAGAGACCCGGACGGCAGCGGCGGGAAGTTATCCACATCCGCAATTCTACCGATGACGAGACGACGCACGAACAGACTTAGGGGCAAAAACGTGAGCGAAGCGCCAGCTAACAGGGCGATTGCGGTCATCATGCCGCCCTCCCGCGTGCAAATGCACGATCGCTCGCTTTTGCTCGGTGGGATTCTGCGCGGTTGTGTCTGTTTTGTGTCTTGCGCGGAGGTTGGTGGTCGCCACAAGATGTGGTCACGGGCAACGACGCCACTCCGGGGGGAGCAAAAAAATGACAGACGAAGAACTGCTCGAGCAGGCCCAGGTACTGCCGCTGGTCTACTGCGATGGGTTCGGGGCCTATCGGAAAGTCAACGGCGTACTCCGCTGCATCGGCTTCATCATGCAAGGCGGCGCGACGTTGAATTTGGCGGTGTCCCTCGCAGGTGCAGTCCAAGGGAATGCCGAGACGACCAGGGTGCTGGCCGATCGATCGGTAACCGTTGGCGTCTGGAGCGGGCACGCGCTGGCGCATTAGGCGGCCCCGCTTTGCTTCATGTCGATGAAGTCATTCGCGGTGACCGCGCCGCCTGTCTCGCGAACGATGGCTTCCATCTTGTCCCGACCGGGCCAAGTGTTCCCTTCGCAATAAGCGGTAATCATGATCGGTGTGACACCAATCGCCGACGCAAAAGCGTAGCGGCGTTTTCTGGAGCCATCCGGGTTTGGAAGCGCGAGCCATTCTGCGAGTTTCATTCCTCGCGTATAGCAGAACAATAATTATAGTTCAACCGGAAATATGGTGGAACTCTGTGGTCAATTGGAGCCCCGATGCTAGATTATAGCATGGCTAGAAAAACAACCCCGCTCCAGAAACCCAAATCGCCCGGCAAGGACATGGTGCGAACCAGGTTCAAGACGGTGATTCGTCCCCCTCGGCAGTTCTTCCGGCAATGGCGCAAATATCGCGGCGACATGACGCTTGAAGAGGTCGCCACAGCCTCTGGGATGACCGCTGGCAACATTTCGACGATGGAGCGGGGCGAGCAAGGCTACACGCCGGCCGGCCTACAGGCACTCGCCGACGTCTACAAAACAAGCCCGGGGTGGCTTTTGGAGGTCAACCCGCTCGAGGAAGGCGAAGGCCTGATGTCAATTATCGGCCGGGCGAGCGATACGCAGCGCAGGATGATTGCCGAGATCGCGCAGACCATCGTCGGGAAGACCGGGACCAACGGCTAGACCGCGGACAGTTTCCGATCTGCTTTGCGCTGCAGTGCCAGCTCGCCTTCCTGGATTTGGGCATCCAACTTCTCGACAAAGCCCGGCAGCAACCGAAGCCGCTCTACCGAACCACGCAGCGACCTATCCGCATTGCGGACGGCCTCCAGCACCTCGGAAATGGCCGGCAGGAACTTGCAAGTTTGCCGCACGGCGCGGCATCCGGCCTCGATCCCGCCGATACTGGGCTTGAGGTCGATCACGTCCTCCAGCAATAGGCGCCCGAATGCGGAAGCGTCGTCTTTCCCCATGTTCGGGTACGCCTTGAGCAAGAGCGCCAGATACGCCCCTATTTCCTGTTCGGTGGCCTGTCGGAGTGACTGGTCGAGGGATTGCTCGACTGCCGCGCTCGCCGCCAACAGGGGCCGTACCGCCTCCGCCGCCGACTTTTGCGCCGCCAGCCCGGAGCGCTCCGCCTCCAGCACCATGAGCGTCAGCCGTTTGATTTCTTCCGTGGTCGCCATGACCTTCGAAATCGCGGATCCATTGCCGGAAACAACCAGATTGCTCATTGTCGCTCTCTTTCGTTGAAATAGGACATCATCCCCTCAATCGCCGAATCAGCACGGCTTTGTGGGGCTCGATTTTGATTCCCGCCAGCCGCTAGGGATGGTGCTGTTTCGTTGCCCCATGCCTCAGCATTTAGCCAGGTGGAGGCGTGTTTCGTGTATTTCGGATCTTCGTGCTGCCGCTCGGCGGCATAGCGCATAGCCCCAGCTATCAATTGTTCGGCGGTGGCCTTCCCAGCCTTGACGACCCGTTCATAGGCTTTCCGAGCGGAACCCTTGTCCACTCTCCGAGGGTACTGTTTCCACCATTGTTCGAAGTCTTGGTTCTCTTCCTTCGCCGGCATCTTCGTAGCCGCGGGGACCAATGCAAGCTGGGTTCTGGCTGGCTCAAAAATCGAGTCTGGTGGAGATATATCTATCTCCTTCTTCTTATCTGGTTCTGGGTATGGTTTTGGTATGCTGCCATTTTGCTTAAGCAAACGGCTACCATTTGCTTGAGCCGGTTCTTTTGTTTTCAATGCCTTAGCCAAAACTCCGGCCTTCCCGCTGGCGCTCCGTAACTCCCGTATCGAAGCCACTTTTTGGTGCTCCCGTTTGAGCCTCGATTGGGTGATTTGATCCCCATCGACTGTCATGAATGCGACCACCTCGGGGCTAATCAACCGCCATCTCCGAGGGTTCACGCGCGCGATCCGAGCGAGCTTGGCCGGGTCATTCGGGAGACTGCCGCCCGCCCGCCACATGGCCATCAGGAGCAGCAAATAGGCCCCATGCTGTTCGGTCGTCAGGTGCTGGGTGTCGCCGAGATAGTCCCCGACGTACAGGTTCATGTATGGCACTTCGGTCATGCCATCTTTCTAGGCTAAAAATATTTTACGGTCCACCCATATTTCCGCTTGAACTATAATTATTGTTGAACTATAACTACCCCCATCAGAACGAACACGGGGGACTTACCAAATGACCAAGACCAAGCAGTCCTTAAAGACCGGAACCCGGATCGAGTTCTTCGTGTCTCACCCGCAGGGCCGCAACGAGACGGCGACCATTGCGCGCTGGACCAAGGTCAGCGGACCCCTTCGCGAAGGCTGGCACATCGTCAAGTTCGCAGGCGGCGGCAAGCTCTGTGTTCATGAGAGCAACTTCCGCGTCGCCGCCTGAATCTGAACCGGCAAAAGAAGCGGCAAAACCCTTCTCTAGCTAACGGGAGACCGAAGATGACCAACGAAGCCCTCCAGCCCTACGTTTCCACCGCCGCGCAACAGTTCGCGCCCGGCAACTTCGTCACGACATGGAACCCCGAGCTTGGCCGCAATGCGGTTGGTGTCACCCGCGCCATTGCGGACGTGACCGAAGCCAACCCGCTCGTTCTGGTGAAGTGGCTGCACGACCTGAGCGAAGAGTTTGTTCGCTCCGAATATCTCCACCTCCGCTAACGAACAGTCGAAACGGCAAAAGAAGCGGCAAAACCCTTCTCTAGCTAACGAAACGGGAGAGACACCAATGCAGATCGAAATCACCAAGGACGTTGTTACCAAGCTTCTCGACGTCGTTGACGCCGGATTGGTCAACGGCATGGGAAAGCCAATCCCCGGCCAGATGTGCGTTGAGGCCGCCGTTTGTTACGCACTCGGCCTGCCGCACGGCGACGATCCTCAGTGCGTTGATCCCGTCCTGCGCTCGCTGAAAATCCGGCTCAACGATTCCGCGTGGTCATCGAATGCCGCGCGAGCCAAGGGCCTGCGCCGTCTCGCCGTAATCCAGCTCGGCAGCAAGGGCGCCCTGGATCAAAAGCAGTTCGCAATGAAGCTGGCCGACCTCGCGTGTCGTACCAGTGTTCCGATTGCGCTGCGCGCCGCCGCTTCGGTCCACAAAGACCCCAAGCATGTTCAGGCGCTGCGCGATGCGGCCAGCCGCTGCGAAGCCTCTCCGAACCGAGAGGCGGCCGAGCACGCGAAGAAGATTGCAAGAGCCGCCGACGCCTCCGCCGACGCCTCCGCCTACGCCTACGCCTACGCCTCCGCCTCCGCCTCCGCCTCCGCCTCCGCCTACGCCTACGCCTACGCTCGAGACAAAATCTTATCAGATTTCGCTGAAGGCGTCGTGCAGATTTTGATCGAGATGAATGTGCCTGGCGTCCAGTGGCTGGAACTCACCGAGATCGCTGCCTGAACCGGCAAAAGAAGCGGCAAAAACCTTCTCTAGCTAACGAAACGGGAGAGTGAAATGAGCGACGCAATGACCTTCAACAACGGCCTTACACCCGAACACGATGACGCAATCGACGACATCATGATCGATATTTCGCGGCTTGTCCTGCGGGTCGAGGAGCTTGGGCGCCATCGCAGCTATTCGCTGGCTGCAACCAAGCTGGAAGAGGCTAAGCACTGGATGCGCGACCGCAAGAGCAAGCCCGCCTAACCGCTAACGAACAGTCGAAACGGGAGACCCCACAAATGTTCATTCTGTATTTCGACGGAGCGTTCCACGAGTACTACCACGCCGCAATCTACAACGGCTGGACCAACTATGACCGCTTCCGCGCGGGCGAAGGTTTTTGGCTCGTGCCGGGGACTGACCCCGAGGACAACGATTACGGTCGCTACATCTTCGATCTGAACGAGCCCGAAGACGAAGGCGACCAGAACGACGAAACCCTCGAATACATGTGCGATCTGCTTGAGGCCGGCGAGATTGAGCCGAGCGAGTTTCGCCGCCAGTTGGCGAGTGAGGGCTACGACAGCGAAACGATCCGCATTGCGATCATGCAGGCCGCCTGAGAGCTAACGAACAGTCGAAACGGGAGAGACAGATGGAACAGATCAGGACGCACTATTTTCCGGCCAACGACTGCCGCGTGATCACCGGCCTCTGCCCGAACGGTGAGTTCGGCGCTTACCGGGACGACGAGGACGAGGGCCGCATTCGTGGTTACGGCCACACGCGCCTCGCTGCGATTGCCGATCTGGTCGAGGCGATCAGCAACACCGAGGAGGAGGAGAAGTCTAACAGATCCGACTTCCAGATCGACCACGCCCGCGATTATCGCAAGCACGAGGCACAGTGATGACCAACATGACAACGATCAACGACATCTACGCCGCAATCAATCCATTGCCGGCGCTACTCTCCGAAAAGGGCAAGTCGCGTCCTGAGGTCATTGTGATGATCAACGCTAACGCCGGGCTTTCCATCTACATGAGCTGGAGGAAGCCCTACTCCAACAACGACTGGGAGACGGAGTGCGAGGTTTTCAGCGGCGAAACGTTCGACGCCGCGCACGCCAAGGCGGTCTCATTCATCAAGGATCTTCCTAGCGCCAGCGACGCCAAACTCCATCACTTCATGGGCAAGCTCGGCAACCTGATTGACGCGGGGAAGGATGAAGGTATCGACCTGGATTACCTCAACCCGCTCTTGGACACGATGAAGCGGCTTTCCGAGAACGTCATCACCTACCAGCCGGCGGAGTAGCGGCGATGCCAGCAACCCACTTCTACGAAACAGACTTCCAGATCGGCTCAAAGGTCGTGTTGGTCTTCGCCGAGTACACGTTCAGCGCAGGTAGCCCCGCCCATTACGGCTCACTGTCTTACGAGGGCCACCCGGCCGAGCCCGCCGAGATCGAGTTTGTGAAGGTCGAGATCAACACGACCGATGCCGACCACAAGACGGCGAAGGCTGAGAACTATTTCGCGGCGCCGGACTGGCTGGTCACGATCCTGAGCAATGACGACGACATCTACCAAGAGATTTGCGGCCAGGATCACGACTACTACCCCGAATACGAATACGACGACAGGGATTAGCCATGCCACTCACCGCCAAGCGGCATTCCGAGATCATCCAGCAGCACTGGCCCCTTTTGTGGCTGCTGCCGACACAACGCCGGATGCAAGTCCTCGAGGAAATCATCGCGGACCACGAGCAGGAAGACGACCTCCGCCAAGTCGGAGACGCGGTTGCGGAGGACGCGCCGCTCCTGCCGGCGAAGGAACTGGATTTCGCCAACCTGGAGTTTTGAGGATGTGTAGCAGCGACGTGTACCTCAGCCTGATCGTTACCCTTCTTGGATCGTTTTTGATTGGGATTTTGATCTGATGTTCGTTCTCCGCAAGACAATGGAAGCCGCCGTAGAAGCCCAGCGACAGGCCGGCAGCCGCGCCGTGATGCAGCTCGCGCAATCCTACGGGGATGCCCTGAGCCGCGTCACCGCCATGCAGAAGCAACTCTCCGCATGGGTCATGAACAAGCCGGAGAACATCACGCCCGAGCAAATGGCGCAGATGTTCTACGCGCAGGATGATCGCTGGCAGGCCGCTTTCTTCAATTCAATGCAGGCAATGGTCCGCGCGCACCACGACGCGATGCCGCCGCTACGGCCGGGCGAGTACCCGAACTCCAGCGCAGGCGTCCCGGCTGGCGAAGGCCAGTGGTGGCACATGGCGCAGCATCTGGACAACGAGGGCTTTGAAACCATCGAGGCCATGTTCGATCACGCCAAGCATCAGCGGGAAAGGGTCGCCGCATGAGCTTCCCCAAAGGCCCCCGCAACGGCTTTGACCCCGACTTCATCCGCGATCTGAGCGAGCGCGTTTACCGCGCCCAGCTCGGGCCGGACGACACGCGCCGGATGATCGAGAAGGACGAGGACTCCGGGGAGAAGCTGCGAGGCCGCGCCAGTTCATATGACCATCTCACGCGGGCTTATCTCGCCGCGCTGGGTGTGGCGCCAACCAAACCGAATGACGCACCAGCCGTGCTTATTGGCCCGGCAATCGCCCCTCTGGAAGAAATCACTGGAGCCCCGGTATGACCTCCGCCCCCGCAAAGCAGCCCGCAGCGCAAGAGCCGACTTTCTTTACCGGCGTTTCGTTCGCCGTGAGCGAGGTCGAACTGAGCCTGCAGCAGCTCGTCGACAAGGTCCGCAGCCTCAAGCAGGGCAACACCACCGGGTCCGCCGTGCAGCAGAAGCTTGCATCCGAGGACATTTCCAAGATCGCCTAGCAGATCAAGGCAATGGCGGACGTCATCACCAGAACCACGCTGACGCATATCAACCGGAGGCCGCGATGAAAGCCGCACCGCAAACAATCGAAGGGGAGATCCAAGTGAACCAGGTTGCCAAGATCGAGGAACAGCGGGCGCCGACGGTAGTGCCGATGACGCCGATGGACATGCTCAACCGGGCGGTCGAGTCCGGCGCCGACATGGACGTGCTGGAAAAGCTCATGGGGCTGCAGGAGCGGTGGGAAAAGAACATGGCCCGCAAGGCGTTCGACAACGCCATGGCGTCGGCCAAGGCGGAAATCCCGACGATCATCAAGAACCGCGCGGTCGACTTCACTTCATCGAAGGGCCGCACGAACTACCGCTATGAGGATCTGGCGGAGGTCGCCAAGACGGTGACGCCGATCCTTGCCAGGTACGGCCTCTCCTATCGGTTCCGCACCACTTCGGCGGTCAACGAGCCGGTGACCGTGACCTGCATCGTGTCGCACCGCGACGGCCATTTCGAGGAAAACACCCTCTGCGCCGGCCGGGATGAGAGCGGCAACAAGAACAGCATCCAGGCGGTCGGTTCGACGCTGACCTATCTGCAGCGGATGACCCTCAAGGCCGCGCTCGGCCTCGCCGCGTCCAACGATGACGACGCAAAGGCCGCCGGCGTGGGCGAGAACGGCGGCTTTGTCACCGCGGAACAGGTCGCAGCCATCGAAAAGCTGATCGCGGACACTGGAACCAATCTCGGGCGCTTCTGCGGCTACATGAAAACCGAGACCATCGCCGACATCCCGGCCAAGTCCTATCAGCGCGCCATCGACGCTTTGAACGCCAAGAAGGGTCAAGCGCAATGATCGAACAGGGCTCACCAGAATGGTTTGCGGAGCGCTCGGGCAAGGTCACTGCCTCCCGCGTCGCCGACGTCATCGCCAAGACGAAAACCGGCCCGTCGGCTTCGCGCGCCAACTATATGGCCCAGCTCGTATGCGAGCGGCTGACCGGCGAGGTTGCCGAGTCCTTCACCAGCAAGGAGATGCAGTGGGGCACGGACCAGGAACCGAACGCACGCGCCGCCTACGAATTTCGGACGGACGCGACGGTGGAACAGGTCGGCTTTGTCCCTCACCCGAGGATCGCCGATAGCGGGGCATCTCCCGACGGTCTCGTGGCCGCTGAGGGGCTTGTCGAGATCAAGTGCCCCAACACAGCGACGCACATCGAGACGCTGCTGGGCCGCGCCGTGCCCGGCAAATACATCACCCAGATCCAGTGGCAGTTAGCCTCGACCGGGCGCGCGTGGTGCGACTACGTTTCGTTCGATCCGCGCATGCCGGAATCCATGAGCCTGTTCGTCGCGAGGGTCCACCGCGACAACGCCATGATCGCCGACCTGGAGAAGCAGGTTTCCGAATTTCTCGCCGAACTGGACCGCAAGGTCTCCGACCTCAAGGCGCAATACGAGAGGCAGATCGCAGCATGAGCCGCTACGTCGTCACCATCAACGGACAGACCGACCGCGAGAAAGCGGCCCGCTGGTGCATGGCGGCAAAGGCCGGGATGCGCGTGGAGTTCAAGCAACCCAAGCGCAGCAGCGAACAGAACGACAAGCTCTGGGCCATGTTGACGGAGGTAGCCGCGCAAGTCCCGTGGCACGGGATGAATCTCACCCCCGATGCATGGAAGTTCATCTTCCTCGACGCGCTCAAGCGGGAACTCCGCGTCGTCCCCAACATCGACGGGACCGGCTTCGTCAACCTGGGCCGGTCATCGTCGGACCTCTCCAAGTCCGAAATGTCGGACCTGATCGAACTCATTCATGCTTTCGGCGCCAGCCATGGCGTCGTGTTCAAAGATTCCAATTCGCCCGAGACCGAACAGTCCCCCCGACAAGGGTCTCAGGCGGATAAACCCGCGGCCTCTGACGACATTCCCCCGGTAGAGGCCGCGGGCGATATTTCCGAACCGTCGGCGCCATCCTCGGCCGACGAAGAGGCGCAGGCCAGCGATGCCAGCCCCGCTGGCCTGCCCTCTGACTTATCGCCTGATTGGCAGGACACGTACCTGCGGGCCATGGCGCGCGTCACCGATAGGCCCAAGAGCCTCACGGGAAGGCACGCGGAGGCCCTGCAGTTGATTGGCGGGAAAGCCAATGCCGACGAGCAGGCGTGGATGAAGGCCGTCTACAGGCTCACAGAGCGGCGCCTGCGGGGCGAGATCACCAAGGACGACTGCGACGCGGCTATCAGGGAGATTTCGTGATGATTGATCGCCAGCACGGGAAACTGATTTTCGAGTGTGATTCCTGTCCCGAGTTATTCGAGCCGGGCACAGATGATTTTAGTGACGCTTGGGCCGAAGCGAAGCGCGAAGGCTGGACTTCTCGCAAGATCGCCAACGAGTGGCTGCATGGCTGTGGAAAGTGCGGAGTACCGTCGTGACGCTCCTCTTCGTCGACTGCGAGACCTCCGGCCTGTTCAAGAAGAACCTGCCCATGGATTCGGACCAGCAGCCGTGGGTGGTCTCACTCGCAGCGGAACTGTGCGACGACAAGGGCCGCCAGCTTGCCTGCATCAGCACCGGCATCCGCGCGAACGGCCGCCGCATCTCCGAAGGCGCACAAAAGGTGCATGGCGTTTCAAGCGCATTAGCGGGCCGTACAGGCGTTTCGGAGTTAGCCGCACTCGGAGTGCTCTGCGGGCGCGAAAGCCTCGCCAGCCAAGCCCGCTTTGTCGTGGGTCACGGCCTAGCGTTCGACCGGGACGTCATCACCTCGGTACTCGCCCGCAATGGGCGCGACGCGACAACCTGGGTCCGGCCCGGCCTGCAGTTCGTCGACACGATGACCTTGGCAACCCCGTTCTGCAAACTCCCGTCCGAGCACGAGTCGGGCAGCTACAAATTGCCGTCCCTAGACGAGGCCTGCGAACTGCTGCTCAACGAGCCGCCCCGCTCCGGCCCCCACAGCGCATGGGGCGACATCCAGCGCGCAAAGCTTCTGTTCTTCTGGCTCCGCTCCCGCGGCGCTCTCGAGATGGAAGGGCAAGCCGCGTGACCAGAACACCCCCAGAGTGGATAGCAAAGCATGATGACCAAGCAATCCCTCCTCGCGTGCGGGTTAGGGTTTTTGATCGCCACGGCGGCATCTGCCATCTCTCAGGTCGCCGAATCCGGGCAGGTGAAGCCTGGGACTGCGATCACATTATTGCTCTCGCTAATGGTGGCGAGCATCGCGAAAAAAATCTGGCACCAGCGCTGAAGGCCCCGCACCGCGAGAAGACAGCGGCCGACGTCGCCGAAAAGGCGATGGTGTATCGGAAGCGCGCCAAGCATCTCGGGATCAAGAAGCCGGGCCAGAAAATACGGTCCAGAGGTTTCGAGAAGCGGCCGGCCCAGCGCACTGCCTCGCGACCGATCGAGCGCCGAACATGAGCGCAGAGGAGAACCCGATGAACCCAGTACAGAGCAGGCAGCCCGGCATTGTGGAGCGGCTGCGGTCGCGAATTAATGACGCGCCGTTATCGACCGAGGTTCTTCTGGATGAAGCCGCCGCCCGCATCGAGGAACTTGAGTCCAACGAGCGTGCCTACGAAGCGGCCCTTGGCGAGCGGACTTATAACGAAGTGGCGGCAAACATTGCGGATCTTAGGACGTCGCTCGACGAATGCTTGGGGCAGATGGGCTGGACCAACTACACCGATGCCGAAATTGAGCGCGAGGCGCTTCTTGGCAACGGCAGAGCCCCGATCATCCTTCGCGCCCGCGAAGCTCTCCAAAGGACAGGTACATGAACATTGACACCCAGACGCTTGTAGCGATCGGCGCCGCGGCCACGAAAATCGCGGCGCTCCAAAAGACGAATGAAGAGTTGAGGGCCGCGCTTCAATTCATTGCGGACGGCTACGACAACCACGATGTGAACCACCTGGATTACCGGGTGAAGGTTTACGAGGTCGCGCTGGACGCTCTCCAAAGGACAGAACCATGACCAAGGAATCGCAGATGTCGGATCAGATGAAGGCGCTGGAATTTGCGCTTCAGGAACTCGACTATATTGTTGCAAAGCATGGATACGTCACGACTGAAGTGGCGGCTATCCGAGTGCGTGAAGCCCTCGCCGCCCAGTCCGCTGCGCCGGTCGGGTTTAGCCCGTGCCCACTTTGCAAGAATCCGCCGGGTTCCAGGGTGGGCCCGCCTGAGATGGTCCGCTGTGTAACTGACGGGTGCGAGGGCAAGAAGCTTGCCGCCAGCACTGTTGCTGAGTGGGCCTCCTACGCCGCCCCACCGCCTAGCACTCCGCAGGTGGTGGAGGCGCTGAACAACAACACGACGCAATCATGCCTGCGCTGTCGCTTTCTGCTCAACGGCGAGTGTCACATCGCGCCTCCTGTTCGCCTGCCAAGGAAATTTAAGGCCACTGCCACAGAGGTAAGTCGCGTTAGGGATGAAAGCCTTATTTGGGGGTGGCCTGCCGTTGCGCCACATGACTGGTGCGGCAGCTTTTGCTGGCGAGAGCAGCCGGAGGGCCTCGCCGCCCTCGCCAAGCCGGGAGATTCCTGATGACCGCATTCATGCTGATCCTGCGCATCGCTCTATCAATCGTCGCAGTGTTGATCGTCGCGCCCATACAATGGCTGATCGAAAAGGTTAAGTCGCGCCCTGTCAGCGGGAGCAAATGATGCGCCTGGACAAGCTGGGCGGGGTGATCGCCCTTTTCTTCTTAATCATTGTCGGCATGGCCGGCTGCGCTCAGGTCTTGGGGTGCATACAGAACTACGGGAGCTGCGGGCTATGACGGATCACAGCATTTCTACTGACCTCCTGCCGTGCCCGCTCTGTAAGAAGCCGCCGGGCTCCAAGGTCGGGCCTCCCGCAATGGTCCGCTGCGTAACTGACGGGTGCGAGGGCAAGAAGCTGGGCGCCAACACTGTGGCTGATTGGAACCGCCGTGCCCTCACCACTGCCAGCGATGCTGTAGCGGACGAGCGCCTCGATTCCGTAACCATAGAGGCGTGCGCGAAGATCGCCGAGGGCACGGCACCGATCGCCGCCGGAAACTTCTTCGCAGCCAGGCGCGACCAGTGCGCAATAATCGCCACCAAGATTCGTGCGCTCAAGATCGCAGACGAGCGGGCGAAGGAATTGGCAACCCTGGCGATACCGAGCACGGCCGACGCGGAGGCGGAATGGGAGCGGCTCAACTTAGCCTTCCACGAGGCATTGAGGCTGTACCCAGATAGCTGGGCCGCCCTGCACCACCTCTGGAACAACACGATTGCTGGACCAGTACGAACCACGCAGACCGCTCCCGACTGGAAGCAGGACCAGGCCGAAACCTCGCGCTTGGCGGGGGAGGAGCAGTCATGAGCGAACGTCACCCCCAAGCCGGCGATGAGGTCGGCGACCGCACTGTTATCTGCGTTAAAGGCGGGACCATCATTTTCGGCCAGCGGGATGGCGACCTTCGCAACTGCGGGGCCTACGTGACTGATTTCGAGGAATGGTACGAGTACAAGTTCTCTCTTCCTCCGTCCCCCCAACCCGTAACTAAGGCCAGCCATGATCCTCTCCCGCGCTGAACATCGAGTGCTCGACATGCTCCGAAGCTGCGACGGGCCGATGCCGGTTAACTGGCTGAAGCCTCATTACCGGAGCGTAATCCCGCGTTTGCGTAAGCTTGGAATGCTTCGCAAGCGAGACCCGGAGTGGGCACGCCTGACAAAACTCGGTCGCGCTACTAAGGCCAGCCATGACGTTGGAACGCAGGAGGAGCGGTAATGAGTGACAGACCGGATGATATCGTGGGTCATAAGACGTTTGACACGGGCGAGATATGTCCGGAGACCGGCTTTCCTAAAATGCGGCATGAGCCTCTTAGCCGGGCCGAAGCAAACGCCATGTGGGAATCCGCGATGGCCGAGAAGGCATCGCGGGCCGAAAGAATGCCTGACGAACAGTCGGCAATCCGCGCCATGTGGGATGCCCACCAGCGGCTTACAGAACTGGGCTGGAGAGATCCGTCGTACTGCCCGAAGGACGGCAGCCACTTCAAGGTGATCGAACCCGGCAGCACTGGCATCCACGATGGTTCCTATTGGGGCGAGTGGCCGAACGGTCACTGGAACGTTTTCGACGGCGACGTGTGGCCCTCTCGCCCCGTTCTCTTCAAGCTCTACCCGGAAGATCAAGCCAAGGAGGACGAACGATGGAAGATCGCGAAGGAGAAATTCCAAGCCCTAGCAACGGTCACCACTGGATCAGATGGCGAGCTATGATTTGTTGTCAAGATTGCGGGATTATCCGCCGCACTGACGACAACAACATGACGTTGGAGGATCGAACAATGTGTAATTGGCAGACCATAGAAACTGCGCCGCGTGACGGAACGGAGGTTTGGCTATTCGGTCCGTCCCCAGAAGGCCCCCGCGTGACGATTGGTCATTGGTCTCAGGACGAAGAATGCCGCGAATATCTGGGTGACTGTGGTGGAGAGTGCCGCTGTCCCGAATACGACTATTGCGATCCGTGGTGGATTAGTTCGGATGGCGGATTTTCGGTGGAATGGCCATGCACGATGTGGCAGCCGCTTATCGTCCCGTCCCCACCCCATGACGTTGGAACGCAGGAGGAGCGGTAATGACTGACACTGTGATCGGACGCCGATTCGTGGCGTGGGATGGCATGGAAGTCGGCCCAGCACCTGTTCAACACGTACCTGCACGCCGACGAGGATGCGACTGTGACGGATAGGCTGTTCGATACGGGCGAGAAGAAGGATGGCAATGAACAAGCGGGTTGAAATTCTGGCGGATGGGGTTGAGCTTTATCTGGGGGACGCGCTCGAAATCGTCCCGACGTTGGGCGGCTTTGATGCCGTGGTTTCCGATCCTCCCTATGGGATGGATTTTCAATCGAACTACCGCGCCGTCAAACACGATGCCATTGCCAACGACAAGACCGACGATCTGCTGATTTGGGCCTGCGATCTAAAGCCGACTCACTCAACGTATTGCTTCGGGCGGTGGGATAATGTCTCCAATCTGCCACGGCCGAAAAGCGTCCTTACGTGGGTCAAAAACAACTGGTCAATGGGTGACCTGCAGCACGAGCACGCCCGGCAAACCGAAATCGTCTTCTTCTACCCCGGCCCGGAACATGCCTTTCCGAAGGGCCGCCCCACAGACGTTCTAGAAGCCATTAGGACGGGCAACGGGCACCATCCGACCGAGAAGCCCGTAGACCTTATGGAGCGCATTATAGGCTTCACGGTGGGCCGCGTGCTTGATCCTTTCATGGGGTCCGGGACAACCGGGGTTGCTGCAGTCAAAGCCGCCCGGCCGTTCGTCGGGATCGAAATCAATCCGAAATATTTTGAGATCGCCTGCAGACGCATTGCGGATGAATTGAAACGCCCGTCTCTATTCGTAGAGACCCCGAAGCCCGCAAAGCAGAGTTCTTTGTCTTTTGACACGCAGGCTGACACGGCCAACGACGCAGGCAAGCAAGATCAACAGGTTAAGGCGGTATAGCAAAACCCATATAGGGGAATACGCCAAGAACACAACTTAGAAAATATCTCAATAAAACCAACACTTAGCAAATCGGCCATTGTCAATTCACGCTAGAACAGGTGCGAACATGGATAGAACGAACGGGAAAGCTGACGTCTCATTGACAGAGGTGGGTTTGCGTTATGTTCAGGAATGGCAACCGATTGAGACTGCGCCAAAGGATGGTTCAGTCGTGGTCGCTACTTGGAAAGACACATGGCTGAAGACGGGGACCAGGAGTCCCCACATCCATATCGAGGCCATGTATTTTGACGATGTGGGCTGGTGGTACGCCTACGACGGGGACGGCCCCCCTAGACCGCCAACCCACTGGATGCCGCTACCTGCTCCCCCAGGATCGCGGAATGTACCCGGCCCACAAGAGGAGAGCGAGGAATGATCTACGCCCAAATCAAGTCAGGCAGGAAGTTGCATCTCGTCTGCGAGGCCGGGGAAGAGGATCGCGACAGCATTGTCCGTTACGGCTACCTGGGCGCCCCACTATGTGGCCAGCCGATGGAGGGCAATTATCGGATGACCTGTAATCTACCGCTGGGGAACGCCTGCAAGAACTGCCGGCGAGTCTACGCGGCCCGTTCCTGACCGGCCCACAAGAGATGAAGGAGAGCGAGGAATGATTACACCGTATGAGGAAGGATTCCGCGACCGGATCAGCGGCGTCGCTATCTGGCAGAACCCGTATTCGACGTTCACCCGTGAGTTCAGCCAATGGGAGGACGGATGGCTTGAGCAGGACCGGCATCTGAACGGCCGGGATGACGCACTCGATGATATCTATTCCTGACCCGCTCTGATCGGCAGACGTTCCTACCGTGATTTAGGAGAGAGATGATGGCAAAAGAACTTCTAAGTGTTGGTGACAGGCTAATCGGCGTTATCACTCAGGCTGGCGACCATTACCGGGCCGGGTCGCGGAATGTTAGGAGTATAGGCGTCAACCAGCTTCCGGGGCCGATGGGCTTCTATTTGGTTGCCAATATCATTTTCGACACCGACGCGCCGGACGTGATTATCCCGCTCCATGCCGTATCGGAAATCTATGTTTCTAATCCTGCCTAGCCCCTCAATTACACCTAAGGGCCGCGTAGGGCGGCGGAATGGAGAGAGATGATGAGAAAGCTAGAATACGGCGAATGGGAAGATATCCACGAGGACGAAGCCCATGAACTTCTCCGTATGTTGCTCGATCATTTGAAGCTGGAGGTTTGGGAACATAAGTGGGACGGCCAAGGACGACGGGAATTTGAGATACGGCCGGCCAGCCACCCACAGTGAATACCACCAGTCCCGGTGAAACAACGGAGAGAGAAATGAGCCGACAATTTGATGCCAAGCAGGAAGCCCTGAAAGTCTACCCGAACGACCGGGAGGCGGGTGTCCGGTTGCTTCTGAACTACCTGGACGCAAGCGAAAAGGACTTCATCTACGAAGAGGGCATGACGCCGGAAGAATACATCTACGGGCCGGTGAAATAGCAGAATGGAAGTAGTTGGTTCAACCACGACCTGAGCCAACTACTTCTGGTGTGCCATCAACGGAGAGGATGAGA